TTTTAAAAGTGGTGCCACCAGGAATAGACTGATTTGTCTAACTTGTTGGTTACCAGCTATCTTTTTGTTGAGTAAATCGAAATCCATCCCGAATTAAAAGCGCGGCTATTTCACCATCTTGCACTCATAATTCTTATGACTGTGTGACAAAGATAGCAATATTTCCTATTTATGCAATATAATTAAGCCTTTGAAATTTATCTAGTAACATTATTTTTGTATATTTGCTTTGTTAAGAATCTAATAATTATGGATGGAATTTGTTCAACCTGTACAAAAGATGTTATTATTCCTTTTGTGTCTGCTATTTTGGGTATTGCAATACCTTTGTTAATTGGAGTGATTCAGAGAATAGATGATAAATACTCTTCTACTCGGATGATTAAGCAATTTGCCAAAGAAAAAGTAGTTTTGTTTTTTATCACCTTCTTGATTTTGACAATTATATTTTTATTCCTAGTCCCCAATATGCCTCTTCCTTCTAATAGGTATGAGGGGTGGGGTTATATAAAACATGGTTTTCCACTATTATTTTCTTATGGATTTTGTATATTGTCTATAATCTCTTTTTTTCGTCTCACATATTATGTGTATTTATATAATAATCCCGATTTAATACAGAAGCGTTTGATTGACAATTTAGAAGATGAAGAAACAAGGAAAACGTGGTGGGAGTTTTTCAACTATCTTCATACTACAGATAATATAGATGCTGTAAGGCTTGGTCATCAGTGTTTAGAAGATTTGTGTGGTAAGTATCAAAAAAAATCACGTTTAAAAGTAATTGTTTACCCAGCGGATATCTATGAAGGTGTTTTGTCTATAAATGAAACCCTTTGTTGTAGGCAGAAAAAAGTAGTATCTAAGTTAGATAGATTCGATGTAATACAGTATTTATTTGATAATAAAAATTATTCCTATATCTCAGATACTACATTTTATACTATTTCAATATGTTTATCACAGCAATTGTATTATAAACGAGGTGACTGGTTTTTACGTTATTGGGGAAGGGCCCAAGAGTATTTACAGTTTACTTTAGTGCCTTTGTATGTTAATATGCAATTTGATGAATCAATCATTACCACGAAGGATATGGTAAAAAAAAGAGAAAAAGAGCGAAAGCAATTCCTTGATTTTCATGTTGTTTTGGGAGCATCGCTCCTCTCAAAAAAAGAATATACATTGTTAAAGCAAGTTTTGTATTTTACAAATACCCAACCTCCGCAATATCTACTAATACCTAGCTCACTATCTGAAATAATTGTTTTATTTATGGAGTTATTGTCATCTCCATTATGGTATTTTCCTAATTTTAAGAATATTTGTTATATCCCCGAATTAACGGGTGATATCAATAATGAAAGTTATATTGAAGTATTAATTCAAAAATATTTGGCATTACTGATAATCCGTTTATACACATTACATCCGGAATATTCATATAAATCTTATTTTGATAGTCCTGGATTGCCTGATAGAATTTCTGAAAAAGAAAATTGGATAGATAATTTTCAAGATTTAAAAAAAAGAGTCGAAGAGGTTTGTGATGCAGATTGGTTAAGTGATGTATTAGACGATTTTGTGGAGTTTACTACAAAAGAGAAAGTTAAATTAGATATTTTAAAAATTTTAGATGATATGGAAGAACGATCTCAAAATGAAATTAAAGACCAAAAAAGATCACGAAAAATATCTACAGATGAAGTTGATAGATTTAATGAGATGCTGATTACCGGAATTAAAAGTAACATAGTTCCTTATTTAAAGATTTCTTTGGGTCAATTAGATAAATTAGAAGAGAAAGGAATGCAAGCGTATAGTTTGGTTGGATTTATCAATGAAATTAGGCCACTAGATCTTTTTGCGGAAGAAAAAGAAGTTCACCATGTGAATTTTAGGGAAATTTTAGTTAATAGTTTTGTTGGGCGATTTGTGCAATATTATGAAAATACCTTTTCAATATATTCTTCTAGGCATTACAGGATTTTTTCCGATGATATCTCTAGAGCTATAAGTCTGTTAGACTTGAACAGTGATAACCATGTACTACTGGGATTTGGGGTTGATTGTAGAAATCTTTTTGAGGATATATCTTCTTCTTCTGAAAATAAGTATTTATTGTCGAATGGACTAGAGTTTTATAATCTACCCAGTACTCGTTCTTCTTTATTGTCAAATTATATTGCCGTTATACATAGAGATGATATACCCAAAGTAATAATAGAGGAACCTAAAGAAAACTTAATCAAAAAGTACCATTTAGAGTGCATAGATGAGAACTACAAAGTCTATACTTCAATTGTGAAATTAGGTGATGATCAAGACCTTATAGATGAAATTACTCAATCTGCAAATGAAGATGTAGATGAGGATAATTTACAGGAATCGGTATTGGTGTATGCAATGATGAATGCAAGAATATGCTGGAAATCAGATAGTAATGTTGTTTTAATAAAAATATTGTATCAATTTCTGGATAGTGGAGATGATAATTTGGATGAAGTTAAACCTTTTAAAATGTTGAGAATGTAATATACTAAAAGCTATGGAAGATTTAATTGATGTAATAAGACCTTATGTAGATCGTTTGGAAACAGATGACAATCATCGTTACTATTCATGGGAACATTGTTATAACGCTTTTGGTGAAAGCGAAGAGTATGATGTTGATCACTTATCTCTCCATATGGCTTTTTATTTGGCTAGTTGGGGTATGTATAGAGGGTCAAGTGGACTTCTTTGGAAAGACTTTAGAATTCATAAGAATGCAATTGTCGTACTGAAGAGTCATTGTAAAATAAGAGATGAAGATGTTTATCAAGAATCATATCTAGCCTCTGTATTTGAAATATATGAGAAGTTAGAGAGGATTTACTTGATGGAATATTTGACCTCTCAGGGTGAAAATAGAGAATTTAAACCAACAGAAACTTTGATTACAAAGATTTTATTGGGGAGTTTAGCCTGTTTACCTGCTATTGATCGGAATTTTCGACAAGGCTGGGGAATTAAAACAAATAAGCTCGGCAAAAATAGATTTGTTGAAATTTTTGATGTCGTAAGAACTCATAAAGAACAAATCGATGAAGCTCAGAAATACATTAGTGAAAGAATAGGGAAATATTATCCTGTAATGAAAATTGTAGATATGTACTATTGGCAAAAAGGACTTTATGTTAAATGATAATAAATAATATATCTTTCATCGAAGCTGTTTTTTTGTCAATTTATTTAATTCTATGTTTTTCTTTGTCTAGTCTTAACATTTTTGTTTGATTTTTATTTTTATGTCAATTACAATCGCATAATATCGTTTTGATAATTAGTTGATATTAAGTATATTCGATTTTTTAATTTAAAATAGAGTAAAACGTTAATGAATAAGCAAGACTCGTTAGAAACTAGATTCCCTGCGATTGCAAAAGAATGGGATTGGGATAACAATGAAGGGATTACTCCTTCTCAGGTTAGTTCAGGTTCCCATAAAAAAGTTTTTTGGATATGCCCAATATGTAAAAAGTCTTATTCTAAGGCGATATGTAATAGGACCTCTCCAAGTAAACGTACAGCAGAAAGTAAAAAATGTCCAATTTGTTTAGGGCGAATAATTATTCCTGGATATAATAGTCTAAAGGCAACAAATCCAAAAGTGGTTGAATTAGAATGGGATTACTCAAAGAATGATATAGACCCAGATACAATACCCCCGCATCAAAATAAGAAATATTGGTGGAAATGTAATAATGGTCATCAAAGTTACGAATCAACTGTGAATAATAAGATCAGTGGTACGGGAGGAAATTGTCCTTATTGTTCTAGCCAGAAGTTGTCGGAGGAAAAGAGTCTTGCTTTCTTGAATTCTTCTTTGGCTAAAGAATGGCATCCGGTAAAAAATGGCGAAATCACACCAAGTGATATATTTGCTAATTCTAATGAAAAGGTTTGGTGGCTGTGCCCTGTTTGTAATCATGAATGGGAAGCTACAGTTACTAACAGAAATAATAATAAAAGAGGATGTCCTTCATGTGCGAAAGGTAGACAATCTTCATTACCGGAACAATTTATATACTATTATATAAAACAAATATTTTTAGATGCAATAAATAACTATAAATTAAATAGTTCTACAGAGATAGATGTTTATATTCCTTCGATAAAACTTGGTATAGAATATGATGGGGAGTTTTATCATAGTTCTAATTCGAAATATATAAAAGATAAAGCGAAAAATAATTTATTATATGAAAAAGGAGTTCAACTTATTAGAATAAGAGAAGAAAATTGTTATCCTATGAATGAGGATTACTGTACAATATATAAAGTTAAATATACATCTGATTATAGTGATCTTCAGATTGTTATGCAGAAGTTGTTAGATAATCTTTGTTTAAAATACAATAAATCATATTTAACTGTAAATATAGATGCCGAATTAAGGAATTTGTTGGCTATGCAATTATCACATGTGGCTTTTAAAGATAGTTTTGCATATTATATAAAGTCTAATCCAGTTAAAGCTCTGTGGGATAGCGATGCAAATTATCCATTAACATCAGAAATGGTTACACCTATGTCTGATAAGGTAGTAACATGGATTTGTAAAAATAATTCTGAACATAGATGGAAAGCTCCTATTAAAAGTATATCAAAAGGTTATGGTTGTGCTAGATGCGCGGGAAGGCATAATTATAATAGCGAAGAGTGGATACAAAAGGCGACTAAGGTACATGGAACAAAATATGACTACTCAAAAGTCCAATATGTAAATTCAAAAGACAAAGTAACAATAATATGTAACAAACATGGAGAATTTTCACAATCTCCTTCTGAGCATTTATCTGGAAAAGGGTGTGCTTATTGTACACATCAGAGTTTCCATGATAAAGAAACCTTGGCTTTTGTAAATCCATCAAAGGCTAACGAGTGGGATTATGATAAGAATTATCCAACAACACCTGCAGACGTTCTTATTTCTGATTCAAAAGAGTATTATTGGAAATGTGATAAAGGAGAACCTCATAGTTATAAAGCTTCTGTTAAATACAGATTAGGAAGAAATTCTGGATGTGCAGTTTGTCATGGTAAGCAAGTCGATTATTTGACAAGTGTAGAAGCTCTTCGGCCAGATTTGGCAGAAGAATGGTGTATTGAAAATAAATATAAACCTTCAGAAGTTTCTTTAGGCTCCGAAAAAAGAATACTATGGAAGTGTAAAAATGCAGATCATGATCCTTATTCTGCATCAGTATATAATAGAGCTCACTTAAACTCTGGTTGTCCTGAATGTTCTGGAAATATTAAATCCTCCAAAACATACGAAAAGGAAGTTGCGGAAAAGTTTCCTAATATAAAATTGCTAAGCAATTACGAGAAATCAAACGTAAAGGTTAATTGTCAATGCCAAATTTGTGGTTATGAATGGACTCCATTCCCTTATAATTTACTGAAAGGTAAGGGGTGCCCTGAATGCAATAAGAAGAAATTAAAATAATACTTTAATCTAAATATTTACTTTATCTATTCTTTATTATGTGCTTTTCCTATATTTGTCCTAGAAAAGGAGATAAGTTATGGATGAAGAATTAAAGAAGTTAGTTACTTGGTTTGAATCTTATCAGGTGACCTTTAATAGCGTTAGGCTTAGTGAATCAGAGAATATATTTGATCTTGAGCTATTTATTGATTCGCATTTAAGATCGATAAAGAGAATTTATGCAAATCCGACGTTTGCTGCCGATGCTATTCGACTTAGAAGGTTGAAAGAAAAATTAGAGTCGATGTGACTTCTAAAAAATCATCATAATTGACTGGATGTGACATTTGTGATATTTGTTGAGTATACTAATGTTTATAAAGTGCAGATTATCAGTTAGGCTCTGAATACGAATAAATAAGACTATTTGTTTACTTAGATTTAAGTAAGTACTATTTTTGTTATAGGTGTAAATCTATAATAAAACTCTTTGTATTGATTGTTATTGGCGTAAAGAGTTTATTCAAGTCTAAATTATAATCTATATGTTGGATATGAGAATATATCAAAAATCGGAGCATCCGAGAGCTGTCAAGGGTGAATTATTTTCGGTAGATGTAATTACATGTGATTCAGAAGGTCTTCTAAATTTAGGTGTATATAATTATGACACTAATACATGGATATTTCATATTGATATACCTTCTGATTACGATTATGACAATTTTGTATGGATGTATGCCTCTGTGTCTGAGATGAAATTTCTTTTATCTCAATAATGGCTATTGCCTGTTTCTATTGGTTGAGGAGCCAAGAAAGATACTCCAGTATTTAAACTCTAATCATTTTTGTTATTTTTGTTCTTAGAAAGGAGATTAAATATATGCCAGAAGAATTAAAACAATTGATAGCTTGGTTTCAGGTATATCAATTAACATTTAATGAAATAAGACTTAGTAATTGTGAGTATATATCTGACTTGCGTAAATTTATTGACGTACAAGTCAATTCTGTTAAAAGGAATTGGAGCAATCCTACATTTGAAGCTGATATTCGTAGCCTATATAGACTTAAAAAGATATTAGAGGAAAATGATAGTCCTGTTGAATAACATGCATATCAGAGAATGCCGTATTGTTATTTGTTGTATGTTTACAATTGAAAAACGTAATTTTTCATAGTTAAGGTTGGGCGTCTGGGTGAGCGATTGTCTGGACGCTTCTTATACTTTTATGTTATAACTGGATAATTAATGGTAACCATCTTATCTTTGAGTGAGTGTTTTATTTTACGTTTTTTTTACTAGGATTAGGTCATATATAAAAGAATACCAGAATTGTAATACTTTATCAATAACTTCTACGACATTTCTTTTTTGTCCATCCTTCGTAATTATAAATACAGCAGGTGAGTCCTCAAAATTTATAGGACTACCTTCATATATTTGAAGTCTGCTAAAATCTGATTTAGGCCTTGATATAGAGGCATGTTTTCTTTGCGTTATAATATCATGTAATAAAGCTAATTCCTTACATGACTTTATTATATCAATTCTAAATTGACCAATATCGGAGTAAGTTATTTTTAGAGAATCATTATAATCGTTCCAAATATTGTCGGTTAGATGCCATAAATTACTACATATAGGAATCACGATTTCTATGTTTTTAAGCGCTAATAGACCATTTTCAGGATTGTAGTCCTGATATTCGATAAAAGATTGTAGAGAAGCGTCTAGTATATTCAAAGATGTACCCATTTTTATAGTCTTATATTTAGTTGTTTTGTATTAATCGTTTGTTTATAGAGTTATGAGACGAATGTTATTCTGTGTATTTTCTGGCTAATCCTGCACTTGCTATTTTTCCTCTTGTTAGCATTTGTTGCGCGTTATGTATATTCGCGGCATTGCAACTGGAACATGCTAGTACTAAATTAGATAGTTCATCAGATCCTCCTAATGCTTGTGGTGTTGGGTAATGATCAGCTTGAACTCCTTCTTCTGTAACCCATGCAGAACAATGATAGCATTTAAACATCCATCTATGAAATTCTTCACTCCATTTAACATCTTGACCTATATTGTTGAATGCACGATTAAGCACTTTGCCTTTTAATGTACTTGTGTCAATTGTAGGACGTGGGGGTTGAACTCTCTGAATAAATTTAATCATTTTAGTTTTATTGATATAAGATGATCTATTATCTTTGAATTGAAACAATTGTTTGTCTGGTGTAATGTAAGGTTGTCTATGTACTAGGCTTTTTGAACCTTTTTTATTATATGTATTCATGATTATTGGTGATTCTATTTTTTTAATATAAGTGGTATTGATAAGTTATTATTAGGATTTTCTTTTTAGTTCAATAGATTACTTATTAGGAAAACCCTTGCGTATTGATTAACATAACTGTTATCACCTATCGATATAAGTGTTAAAACAGTATTATTTTTTATTTTGACATTAAAAATATTTTAAGTTTTAACGTTAAGGATAGTCGCTTTTAGTCCATCTTGTTTATAGGTGATGGAATGTGAAGCTGACATATGTGTAGAGTAGTTAAAGGGCATAGTTCCATTTCTGTTGTCTGTAAATGTTATCTCAGTTTCATGGTATATCTCATCAGAGTGACCTTTTTCTATCGAGGTAGTCCCAGCCAATGGTATAACCTTTGTATTTTTTATTGTTCCAGTTTCTTTTTTGTTTTTACATGCAAAACAAAAAATGAGCAATAGAGGAAGTTGATAGACATAGATTTTCATGACATTAAATTTAAGTTTGTGTCAAAGATATAAATAATCATTTCTTTATTATTAGATTTTACCAGAAAAATCAGGTAAAGTCTTGATAATAAAATAGTGTGTAAATTTCTATGAGTTTATGATGCTTTGTTTAATATTGTCGGATCGTCCGCCGGTTTCTTTAGAAAGTCATTATTTATAACGTAGGCATCCATCCGATCTGCAGAGAATGGAATTAACAACTGCTCTATATCTGATTTTCCTAGCTTTGGATCAAGCCACATCTCTTCATCTTCTCGTGACAAAATAGCAGGCATTCGGTGTTTTGTATTGTGAATATAGTTGGTGAGGGGATTGGCTTCAGTCGTTATGATCGAAAATGTGCTAATTACTTCTCCAGTTGACTTGTCTAGCCATGAATCATAAATACCCGCCATCGAGAAAATAGGTTCATCTTTTACATATATGTAATAAGGTATCTTTTCGGTTCCTTCATGTCTCCACTCGAAATATCCTGTCGATGGGACAATACAGCGTTTTGATCGTATCGGTTCCCGGAACGAGGGTTTAGAGAAAATCGTATCAGCTCGGGCATTTAATGTCATCCGCTTTATCTCATCGGCATGCTTTTCATCCTTTGTCCAAAAAGGGATTAGTCCCCACCTAAAGCTTTGAAGTTCCTGCTCAGTTGTGACGATGGGACATTCTGGAAAGCTGAATGCATTAACCCGGTACTGCTCCTGCTCTTTAAGAATCTTCTCCGCGATCTCCACAATACTTAGATTACGCCCGTATCTGGCGGCCAACTCCTTCGCTTTTTTTGACATTGAATTATAGAAACACATACAACTACATTGCTTTAAAATGTAAGACATCACTAATTCTAGTAGTATAACAAGGTGATAGCTTTTCCTGTTTAAGTCTCCATCTTCTACTACCTTCCTGAACAGCTAACCTAAGATTATTTTTCTTAAATCCATCATTTAGTTGATCAACCACAGACATAAGACGAGCATGCTTTTCCCGATCTACATTATCGAAGATATTAGTTTGAATAGCTGCATCCGGAATAATTTCTGTAATGGTAACACCGGCTTTTTTGAATTGATATCCCTTTTTATATATCCGTTTCAAGGCTATTAAGGCATATTTTACAATTTCTATAGTGCTGTTTGTGGCAACAGGAAATTCGATAACGCTATTTTGAAGATATTGAGGCAGGTCTTCACGAAAATTATTTGTGTGGATGAAAACCATCAGACTAAGAGCACAGGATTTTTGTTTACGTAATTTCTCTGCGCAAATAGCTGCATATGTTGAAACGGATTCTTTCAATCCTTCCAGGTCGGTTATGGTTTGTCCAAAAGCTCTTGATGTACAAATAGTTTTCTTGGCAGGTGGTACAAATTCCATATCAATGCAAGATATGCCATTCAACTCTTTCCACAGTTGTTCCCCTGTTACGGTCATTTTTTGTCGTACCCAACCAACGGGCAACTGTGTGAAATCGAATGCAGTCTTTACGTTGTACTTTGAAAGAAGTTTAGCGCGCCTACGGCCAATTCCCCATACGTCGCTAATTTCAGTTAGTTGTAATGCTTTAATTCTCTTTTCTTCTGAGTCGATAATACAAGTTCCTTTATAGGCAGGAAATTTCTTTGCAAATTTATTGGCGACCTTGGATAATGTTTTAGTAGGAGCAATACCCAAACTGACAGGTATTCCCGTCCCTTTTGTTGTCGTTTTTACAATCTTTTCTCCATATTCTTTTAAATCAAAACGTTCAAAACCTGAGAAGTCAAGAAATGATTCATCAATACTATATACCTCCATATTTTCAACGAAAGAAGAGAGGGTTGACATTACACGGTTTGACATATCTCCATATAAACTGTAGTTGCTGGAGAATACACCAATCCCGTGCTGCTTTATTTCAGTTTTAACCTGATAGGCAGGAACCCCCATTTCGATCCCTAGTTTTTTGGCTTCATTGGATCGAGCAATGACGCATCCATCGTTATTGCTAAGTACAATAACGGGCCTATTGTTCCAGTACGGGTTAAAAACCCTTTCACAAGAAGCATAAAAGTTATTACAGTCTACTAGGCCGAACATCTCTAAATGATCTTACAGAGTGAATAATTATACCCCAGATGATTAAATCATTATCTGGAGTGACTTTGATTGGTTGAAAATTTCCATTTTGATTGGCAGGCATAAGCCAAACAATTTTATTCTTTTCATCAATGTTTACTCTTTTCATTGTAAATTCTCCATCAACATAGCATACCGCTATATCTCCCTGGCGTAAATCTAATGATTTGTCACATAATACCAAATCTCCATCGTAAATTCCAATGTCATTTAGACAGTCTCCGTCTGCATGGCCTAAGAAAGTAGAGGAGGGGTGTTTAACCAATATTTCATTCAAATCAATAGTTTCACCAGTGTAATCTCTTGCAGGACTTGTAAAACCTGCGCTTATACCACCTACATAGGTTAGCACAATCTTTTGTTCTTTACTCATAAATCTAAATCTCCTAGGACAAAGATAAAGAATGGATTTGTTAAGAGAAAGACTTAAAGTGTTAAGGCATTATTTGGACGAATATGCCTGTTTTTTTAGTATTTAGAATGCATCGTTTATGAGTTGTATATATGATACACTGTAACTTCCTGAAAATCAGAAGCTGTATGTATATGCTTGAAATGGGGCTTTTCTTGGAAGGGAGATGTTAAATGCGCTAAATTTGCATCATTAATAATTAAAATTTAAGAGTATGAAATTTGTTTATTTTTTCTTAGTAACTATGTTTGTGGTATCTTCATGTTCAAATGAAGATACAGATATTTATACTGCAAATATAGCAGATAAATCTAATGAAACATCACTGTCTTCTGCAAATCTAACAGATGATGTCCTTATTATTAGCTCTTTTGAAGATTTAGCAAAATATAGTGAAGTTCAATATCCTTACGAGTTAAATAGGGCAATCCACCAACTCTCACCTCGTGTAGATGATGATTATCATTCAGTCTCTGGATTTACTAGAGAATGGAATTTTCAAGGAGATCAAAAGATGATGTTTCAAAAAAACTTTGCAGATAAACTTGGTGTATCATCAACTACGGTCTATATTGCTCGAGTTATTCAATATGAACTAAATGTTCCTAATCCACAAAATAAATACTTATTTGAAGCAGAGTCCCCTCGCTGTGGTGGTAAACCTACTATGAATTCTGATAATGTGTCTGTAAGCAATTTTGCGACTCCGGGATATGAAGTTATAAAATGGGGTAACCCTTGTGTATTAGCTACTCATGTACTTCATATTAAGTACTCTTTTCCAGGTGGAACAAATGTAAATAAATATTACCCAAGAACTGGAAATCAGTTGGTATGGGAGTATTATATGTAATATTACTTCAATAATAATTGCATTGTATGAAAAAATTAGGATATTTCGGATTATTTATTTATCTACTATTTATTTCATGTTCAGAAGAACGTTATGAATTAGTAATAAAGAAGGCGGATAAAAATGTAAATGCCAAAATGCTTTTTGAAGAAGATTTTATTCATTCTTTGGATACAACTGTCTTTGAAATGTCTTCTATGGATGATTTGACAAATGCACTGAATAGTTATCTTTCTAATTTGGGACTTGAATTTGATGATGAAGATTCTTTGGAGAACGAACCTTGGCCCATAGCATCAACAACACAATTTCTTTATTGGGGAGATGGAATTTTTACTGATTATGAACCTACTGCAAAATGGATTTCAGTTCAATTTTCGCAAGAGTTGGCAAAATATATTAATGATACCCATAAGACGTTTCCTGCAAGACCAGAATGGAATATTAATCCTAAAAAGAAATACTGGTGTAAATGGAGATATCAAGAAATAGGTATTAGTTTAAGGGAAGGAGAACTTTTTGGGCCACGTCCAAATGATGAACTATGTGGTTTAAAACCAGAAACAAAAGATGAATTAGATATGACAAAAAGAGGATATCGTGCAATAAGTTCAAGTAAAAATTATCGAATATTACATACTTCTGTCTTGGAAATCGTTGGAGAAAATTGGAAAGGCGGAGTTGCATATTCTAGTTATTATGTGCCAAATCCGTATGATAATCATCGTCAGGGGTTTCGTTATCAATATGCAATTAGAAATCCTTGATAATAATAATTTATGGATTATAATATGTTCTTAATAATGATAATTGAAATGTAATTTCTTTAATGCAAAAATTATATTTCAACAATAATATTAGTCGTTTGATAATAATTATAATGTATTTAATATGAAAATAATGTTTTGTAAAATTATGTTTATGATTTTGTTGGGAGTTACTGCAAACGCTCAAGTAAATTATAAACCTGCTTCTTCTGGGTTTTTAATAGGAGAAAGTAAGTATACTCCTTTAATATTTGGAAATAATAAATTCCGAATGGAACACTCTGGTAAATTCTTTAAGATTTATATTCCTTCTCCAAATCCTAATAGTGGAGAATATACATTTGCTATTAATGACAATGGTTATATCGGTATTGGTAAACAACCATATTATGATGTCAAGCTTGATGTCGCGGGGAATATTGCCTGTGGAGGAACGTATATTTGCTATGTGACAGATCACCCTTATAGTATTAGGACAGCGATTGAAAATCCCTATAACATGATATTATCTCTATCTGGTAAATCGTATATTAAAAATACTAATTCATTAACAAACAATACATCTCAATTAGCCATAGAAGAAAGATATGAGTATGGGTTTATTGCGCAAGAAATGGAAAAAGTGATGCCTTCTTTAGTTTTTGCAGGTGAGAATGGTTATAAATCAGTTGATTATTTAGGAGTAGTACCAGTACTAGTTGAAGCAGTAAAGGAACAAAAAAAACTAATAAATAGTCAATCAGAGAGAATTGATGAGGTACTGAATGAATTAAATAAATTGGATAAAACCAAAAGTTGTAAATTAAAAATTGACAATTTAGATAATTGTGTTAATTTTAAATATCATCTCAATTCAGAAGTCGTTAATTCCTCAATTAATATATATACAATAAATGGGGTGCTGGTTAAACAGATAAATTTGAAGTCAGATTCAGGAATAGAGTTGATATATAAACACGAGATTCCATCTGGAATTTATTTTTATAATTTTATATGTGATGATATTAAAGTGTACTCTGGATCTTTAAGTATTTAATTATATAATATAGAATATGAATCGAATTATAATAATTATGTTTATGGCAATATTTGTATTGTCAAATAAAGCTAAATCGCAGGTTATTTATGATAACAATGGCTTAGTGTTGGGAAGAGATACCTTTACTTCATGTGCTATAGGTGATACATGGTGTATTGAATATTATGATGAAGGTTTTAATGTCTTTCGTCCATGGCCGTTGTCTAATTATGGAAACTATAAATTTTTTATAGATAAAACAGGGAAGGTTGGTATACATAAAAAACCTTCGTACCAATTGGATGTAAAGGGTAGTGTTTCTTGTCTTGGCCGATTTTTATTAACTTCAGATGTTAGATATAAGTCTGAAATAACAGAACTTTCAAATTGCTTATCTAAGCTTCAAAAACTAAACGGTAAACAATATCAGAAGCTAGTTATTAAAGGTGGTGTTAGTGATGAGGAATTTGAAAAGATGAAAGAAATTGGGAAAATTCCAAAAGATGCGCAGAATATTAATTCAGAAAATGATATTTATAGAAATGAATTGGGCGTTTTGGCTAATGAAATTAAAGAAATATTCCCAGAATTGGTTTTTGAAGATATGGATGGTGTACTTTCAGTCAATTATATGGGGTTAATTCCTGTATTAGTGAATGCAATGAAAGAACAAAATCTCAAAATTAAGAATCAAAATATGAAAATAGATAATCTTAGGCTTAATATAGTTGAATACATAAAACAAAGAAATAATGAATAAAATAATTATATTTATAATTGTAGTGCTAGGTGGGAATATACAAGTCTTTTCTCAAAATTATGGAGTACTACATAATTTAGGTAGTAATAACTATGCTCTTCAAAATGTAAATTTGACTAATAATACTTATGATTATGGAGTTCAGCGAATTATACATGATCTTAAAATAGGTTCCAATGTCGTTACAGGAATTCCTAATGGCATTGTGACAATGAGTCCAACATGTAGATTTACGGCTCAAATACAGAATGAACTATCTTTACAATCGGGCATTAACTTTAGTCGGGATGCTTTCATGCAAATTAAGCATGGTAACAAAGTAATTATGGAAGTCAATAAAAATTCTAATACTTACATTGATGGAGTTAAGTTTGCATCAGATATTTATATATTTAACAAAGAAGGCGGTGGATCTAAAGTTAAAGTGCATCAAACTAATTTTACGATACTAGGAACACCTCAGTATCAAAATAATGAAATATTAGGTTTTACAATGTTAAGTCCGAAATATTATCTCCCAACATTGGCCGTAGCTCCATATCATGTTTTTTTGGGAGGTACAAATTATCACTTTGAAAGTGATAAAACGATAACATTACAAGTAACAGGGCTTGTACAAACATCTGGAACTTATCTTTCAACTTCAGATGAGAGGTTAAAAAAAAATGTAAAAGATATAGCTGCTAGATCCTTTGCTCTATATAATTTGAATTCTAGTGTAATTTCGAATAGTACTTTAGCTACAAAATTATCAAAATCTGAATTGCAAAATGAATTTATTATTTCACCCAAAGATCTCGAAACTTATTTTCCCGAACTTGTAGTTAGTAAAAATGGTGATATGATAGGTGTGGATTATATAGGGCTAATTCCTATTCTTATAGAAGCTTTAAAACAGCAACAAATTGATTTGCTTGAGAATGATAAGCTTATAGAGATGCTAGAAGATAAATTTGCAAGTATAAAAGAAAATACAAATTAATAGTATGAATATGTATTTTTGAGTTTAAAATAAAGAAAAAGCCATGATGTTATCATGGCTTTTTTGTAATCTTGTATATTGTTGTTTATTGTAAATTTAGTATTTCTCTTGTTTGATTATAATATATATTAATGTTATTCGTTCTTATTTGTGTCAGTTATATTCTAAATTTAAAAGTTTAATATTATGAAAGAGATTGTGATTAGATGTTTCGTGTTCTCGCTTATGTTTGTATCTTGTACTCCGGATTGTAGTGAAGACGATTCTTATGGTATTTATGAAATTGAAATTGCACAAGCTGGAGATTTTGAAAAATTTGAACTTCATTCAAGTTTAAGTGCTCAAGAAGGTGATGGTAGTTTAATCTACTCAGAAGAAGGTAAGTCTAAAGGTGTTTTTTATTCTTTTGATGAAACGGATTTGAAAAAGGAAAAAATTCGTTTTTATACAGCCAAAAAGTCTTGGGGGTTATTATTCACATCTTCAACATTAAAAATTAATGAGATTGAAAAGGATTCTATGCAGTTATTCATAACAGGATATTACAATGGAAGAAAAATATTGGAAAAAATGCATACATTTTATTCTTATTCATCAGATGAGTTATATCAAGAAATTGTTACCGATAATGCATTGTCTATACAATTAAGAGATTATAGATGATTATTGGTTATAAGAAGAATGATCTACTTAAAGCCGAATCCAAAGTTAAAAGGATTCGGCTTATACAACTCCGATAAATTGAATAATTGGCTGAAATAAACTTTCATTTATTATACCATGATTAACCTAGGTACGTAGTTCTCTTTTAAAATTCTTTGTAGATCAGATTCTTTATAAATAGTTTTACCACAAATTAGTATATAAGGTATTTGTCTCATATCCCGATATTCTTGTAAAGTTCTTTTGCTGATATTGAGTAGTTTGCATACTTCGGAGCCACTTAAATAGCGTTCTCCGTTTATAGATGGTTTATTGTTTGATATCACTTGTTCTATTGTTTCAGCAAGATGATCTAAACCGATAAGTAACTCTGTGCAGGCTTCTTTTGTGATTAACTCCATCTTATTTGTTTTGTAATTATGAAAGTATGTTTTTCTCTGAAATGAGTTTTTCTACATCTTCAGATCGATAATAGATTTTTCGTCCAATCACAGAATATCCAAGTATGCCTCTTTGTCTATAATTCTGTAAAGTACGAGAACTTATCCCTAGAGATTGAGCCAGCACTGTGTTCTCAATCCATTTTTCGCCAGGGAAATCAGGATTCTTGTTTGTTAAGCAACTATTATCGATAAGATTTGATAGTTCTCTGATTTTCAGTTCAAGTGACTCTAGTAAGCCTTTCTCTATTATTATATATTCCATCGTAGTTATTATCTTCTCTGGATAAGATTAGGGTGAAATGCAGTCATGTAGGGGAGGAATAGTCTATTTTTTTGATAAGATTTTATGTGAGGATTGGATTAACACATAATAAATATAAAAATTTTATTCACCTCTTTTACCAACAGCTGTATGATTTTACACAAGCCATGGATTTCTATATGGATCGTAGTTTGTTTGAAAGGTTGAAAGCTGCCAATCCATAACAGGCCTTTTGTCTTCTGATAATTTTCGGGGTATTTGTGGATTTAGCTTTAGCTTGGCGGCATCTGATAGCCATTTCATCGATATTTCATAATCTTTAATGCGAACTATAGATATGTTATTGGCAGCTATTAGTTTACAGAGCTCATACATCGCTAATCTCACCATGTGTTTTTTTAAATTGAAGTTTCGGGGGTCGTTCACCGACAGATTTCTACCTACTTCTGGGATGTCTGCGTTTGGGTCCAGTTCCGGATAAAAAACTTTTCCTTCAAACACTACATATTCGTGTTCGTTTAATTCATATTCATTGTAGTTCTGATCGTAATCAGCTATTGCTCCCCAGTTTTTTGATTCAAATGGGGTTTGATTATTGTTGAATTCTTCATGAGATATTAGGGTGTAGAAGCTACCTTTATATAGGACTATATCCCATAGGTTATATTTAACTGGTTGCCAGTCTTCGTAAATAGCTTCCAACCAGCCTAAAACTAGGGGGATACGTATATCTCCAAATTTATAACCATTTTCGTGAAGACAGATATAGGCAATTTCATTATAAAGAACTTTGTCTCCTTTATAATAGGTGTCAAATTGAGAGTAGAATTTTGAATTGTCCAGTTCTGCTCCTGTATATTCTTCCCAGTATTCATATGATGTAGGAGCCTTATAGCCGCTTATCGAACGGATCACCTCACAGATCACCCCTTCGTGATAAACATGTGCCCCTACGGGAAACGTGATCCGACGGTCGTATTCGGCGATATATTTTCCCTTGTTCAGTTCCTGTTCTACCTCGTAGTTTTCACTTAGGTATTCTACAAGGCTCATTTCTGCGCTTTCTTCCGCTTGAATAAACCTGTCACCATTTCCTCTCGTCATCTGGGACAGCGCATCGGCTGTTACGACTCCCAGGTAGTCATCGTTGTTCAAAAATCGTCTATACATAGGTTCTAATAATTAAATCCTTCGTTTATTACAGCGGTGGATAATATGCTCACATTCACACCACCCGATTTAAACTTGTACCAGGCGTCACGGAGGTAGTAACAGAGCAGATAGTCCAAGCAGTCTGATAAATGTCCGTAACGCTCGTATTTAACTCCTGTTTTGGGGTCTGTAACCTTGGCCTTGCTTTTGGTGCCGTCCTCGTTACGTAGCTGATAGATTAAATCCTCGGTCAATCGTCGGCAACGGAGGTCAATCATTATTTCCCAGCCGCAATAACCGGAGAAAACTTCGTTGATAAATTCACAACGTGTAGCCTGGGGAGGTTGTTTCTTTAACAGCTTGATTTTCGGTCGGAGTACACCCTTCCCCATCGTGTCCGCGATGATGGTGTAGTTGTTCACACCGTCTTCGCTTGTCGTTGATCGCTGGAGTCCTGCCGGGTCACCGGTCACATCAATGCCGCCTACATGCTTGTCACGGTAAAGTTTGGTTCTCATCTTCCGGGCTAAAGCAGGGGTGTTGTTTTCTTTTTCCTCCGGTTTGCCTAAGACTTCTTCCAGTATGTAAACTTTCTTGTTTTCGTAGTCAATCTGAGCGGTGATGGTTGACATTTGCGGGGCTACGTTGAAGTCCCAAGAGGTAATCAAGGGTCTTGTCGGGTCATAGACACTTTCCTTCAGGTTTGCTATAAGATGTTTTGCTCCGTCGAATTTATTGTAGATTGCCATTGAATTTGCTTCGACAAAATCCCAGTTACCATAAAGGAGCCTTTCTTTTGTTGCCTGATCTCTAATTTTATTAAGGGCGGCTTCATAAGTTTGGCGAAAAGCAATGTTTGGATTGTCAAAGACAGAAAAGGGGACATAGGTTTCTCCATCTCTAGGTGTAACTTTATCGCCATTTTCGTCCTGTACAAACCTTGATCTCACCCAATTTGTCGTAGGATTGGTGGTCATCAACATTCTGGAAGTCTTAAAAGTCTCATGGGTTCTCCAACGTAAGCGGGAAAAAAGAACTTCGATTGCTTTTTCCGATATTTCAGAACATTCATCGACCATGGCCACCGTAAATTCCGAACTTCCAAACCTTTCAAAATTAGGGTCTGACGGAATATCTGCCATTTCTTTCATTATGATAACGCTGTCATTCCAGAAGGTCAATGTCCCTTCTATGTTATTGACTTTGAAGTTGACGTCTTCTTTGAGTCCCCAATCTTTCAGAACACTTTTGATTGTGTTCCAGGTACTTTCTTTCAGGGACTTCAATGTCTTTCGGGCTACGACTGCACGAATATTTTCAAATCGAATGCAACTGCTTATTAGCCAGACACTACCTAAATATGATTTTCCTCCCAAAGAATGTATTCGCCATTAATCGCTACTTAATGACCGCTTTCGCTGCTGTATGTTTCCATACAGGTTAGACTATATCTTCATCCTATAAATAGGGGTCTCCCATTTCCGACCGCTTGGCCGTACTCCTTTCGGATAGTCGTTGAACCTTCCGGTTTACCGGCTTGGCTGCTGATTGTCTTCAACTTAAAATGTTAAGAGTTTCCAGCAATTAAAGAGATTGTTTTCTATACATTACTGCATAGGCTGGCAGAGGTTATTTACCAGCAGCACCACCACCTAAAATTAGTTGTGCGAGATTCTGATTATGACAATGAGTGCATTCCGGTTTGTATTGTGGATTATGGTTTATGTCATAGCCAACCAAGACTTGTTCTATATCGCCTCCACAGACCGGACAGTAATTAGGTTGCAGTAGTTTCCAAAGTTCATACTGGCGAGGTGATGGCTTGAAGTCAATCAGAATGTTTTTTGGGGCTCTTAGTTTGTTTCCTGCCATATTTTATGATTGTATGTAATCCCATGTATATCCATGAATTTTATAAGATTTAGTCAATGCGCCAGAAATTGAACTGGGAGTCACTTTCATATAATTTGCAGCATCAATTACTGTGTTGAAAGTAATGCATATATTCCCATTCGTGCCTTTAACCTTTTTCGCATGTGGGCTTTGTTCCTTTTTTAAGAGACTTGATTTATTTATGTAACATGGAATATCGTTTTCGTCGTAACTGAACATGAATTTCTTGTGAGATACATAATTCTCTTTTTTCATCAAGCACCTTCGTACAGTTCTTCTATCCAGATTTAACTCAGAACACATGGTTCTGATACTTGGCCAAGTATCTAAAAGAACTCCTGCTTTATTAAATCTAAATATTCTTTTATTATTAGGTTGATGCAATTTCATCAATTGTATAAATTGATTCGTGTAGCACTTTGTCAACCCCTTATTCCAAGGAGTAGCTTTACAACTTTCATAAAAGCCTCCTACTTGCACATTTTTCAAAGAGCCTCCTTCATACTCTCTTTTAAACAGCTCTATTAAATTACGTTCAACAAGAATGGCTGTGTTTTCATCGACATCTTTTAAAATACATTCAATACAAGGTCTTTTTTTCTCGGATAAGAGTTCTACAATCCATTTTTCTTTATTGCTAAGAAATAGCTGTTTTCTTTGCTTGGTTTTAGCATCTTTGATATGTGTCATTAACCGGTGGCTTACTGGGTGTTTGGTTATTCCGACATATTTTACTATCAAATCGTTTGGGTCTCTTAGTAGATAAATATTCATCTGCATATTTCGATTATGGTGTACTTTTCTTTACTTAAAATGGCGTTGAGAGCATCTGAGGTCTTCCGTGATTCCAGTACTTTGCCTTTTACGGTATTTTTACCGACAAGGACGCACCCGGAAGAGGACGTTTGATCGTTACCTGAATGGATAAGGATGCCTATGAAATGCGGGACATTGTGCAGGTAAGGCAATACCCGTTTGAATTTGGGGCTGTATTTCATCGTCACCTTGTATGTTCCTGCCGGGATAGCGGTTTCTGCATAGATCTTGCCGGGACATGTACAGGAAATGCCTTTGGGAGTGTTGGGGCAAACTGAAGGAAGTTCCCTTACAGTGTCTTCGATGGTGTTACAGAAGAACTTGCCGTCAATGAATAAATCCCCGATGGTGTATTTGTCACCGAAGAATTTTCTCTTTAGTGTGAGTTTCATATCTTAGATTTATATGTTTACACTAAAGATTAGGAAGATTGGAAGGCGAAGGGGGGAGAAATTGTTTAGAAAGGCATTTAACGGCAATAAAAAGTAAAAGACGACACAGGATTGATATTCTTACCATAAAATGATATTTATCCGCGATAGATATTCTAAATTTGTAATGAGACAACATATTTAGAATAAATTCAAAATAACATGATTATGATAATATCTTTATTCCGCTTGCTTTTTCATCCATTGTTTAAATGGGTCTATAAATATGATTTTGAAAATCTGGAGAATACAATTAAGATACATCGGGAAGTACGTGTCAGGAATGATAAAGAGATACAAGATTTAAAATCGAAATTGGATGGATTCCGTTATTGGGAGAAGAATATGAAGGCGGTCATCAAAGATTATAAGTGGAACAACCTTGCTTTAACTCCCAAAGACGAGATTGTCGTTATCTCTGATAATGGTATTGACATGCGTTCTTTAAATATAGATATTGTTTTGACTAATTTGCGTTTCTGGTATGGGGCAAGATGCTGTAAATTAGGCGCTTCTCCCGGACAAAATGGGCATGTTCTGTATTTGTTAAAGAAAGCTGGAATTGATGATGGGATAGACTCTTCAAACATGGTTACGATTACCGATATACAGTGCTCGGAAAAGAATAATGGATATGGCAGCACCCTGTTGTCTTATTTTATAGAGCGGGCACAGGAACAGCAAATCAAGGTTATAGCTGGCTGGCTGAGTCCTGTTGACCGGGACCGACATGATAAGCTGGAGAGGTTCTATAAACGCTTGCAATTTGATGTTTATTTTCTCCTGGATAGCAATGAAGGGGTTATAATTAGAAAGATAAAATGATGTACGGTGGGCTGTCTATTGTTATCTTTGCACCATCATGGCAAAAGGTTACGCCGATGAAAAGTAACCTGAAATTATATTTAGGTACTGATATGGAAATAAACAGGATACAGATACTCTTTGATAAGTATAGGGATAATTATACATTATCCTGTAAACCGGCGACTGAGAGCCAATTGCAAGAATTCCGAAGAAATTGTATGGATTATGGTGTTCCGGCTGAAATAATGGATGAGCTTGTGGCATACTTCAGGATTAATAATAATTTCTTCGAATATTTTGAATGTGACGATATACTAATCTTTGAGTGGTACGAACAGGGCTGCTTATGGCTTGGACAAAGGGATTTATGGACATTTCGCTGCCTTTTAGAGAAGCATAAATATGCGATTGGTGATGCTTCGGAGGATTCATTTGGTGAGGATTATGAATTTGACACCATAGAAGAAATGTTGCAAGCCTTCCTGTCCGGAGAAAAGATATAAAAAAAAGGACCTAAGTCCCTTTCGTTGTGTTTAATGGCAATTTCTCATCTTTCGCCTCAATTCCCGTAATGTATCACTATAAGACCGCTTTACGATATTGCCGTTATAAACAGACTTAGCGTAGAACTTGTTGATATGGGGATTATAGTACAATGTTTGTTATTCCACTTCGGGTCGAACTGTTCGTGTTCGTAGGGTTCCAGTTCTGCCATTATGCGATGAAGAACTTACTGATTTCTCAATCTGACGAATGGCTTTCTGCTTCATGGCTTCCAGTTTAGTGTTGTCGTCTGCCAACTTTTGCATTTTCGCCTGTTTTTTGTCTATTTGTGTGGTCATATCTGCCTGGAAGCCTCCAGTTATTTAATGGAGGCGGTGAATTCACGTTTAGCACTCTCAATTTTTGTTTTGAATGATCTTTTCCAAAATATTGTTTATTTCCTTTGAATGTTTATAAATTTTAATATTTGATATTTTCCTATGGATTGATGTATAGCCTTTAATAACCTCTCCACTAAAGGAATTTATGTTTATACTTAATCTAAATAGCTTTTTCCGGCTACAATTTAGGTATTCAATAATAACTCCGTTTCTTTTGTTTTTTGATATATATTTTTTTATTTCTAGTGGAGTTGAGATCTCAGAAACTTTAGTTGGTGAAACCATATGCAATAATCTCCATGGTAATGTCCTTCTCTTTACTTAAAATAGCGTTCAGAGCGTCTAAAGTGGTTTGTGATTCGTTAATATTAAGTTTTTTTTATTTGGTTTTATGATCTTGTATATGTGAAATATGGTAACAAGCTGATTTTCAGAAGTGTCTCGAGTATATTGTTTTGGCAAAATTATACTATAAAGCTAAATGCTTCCTTTAACTTTGCGATATGTTTAATTAAAAGAAATATTTATGAAAAGAGTTGTTAGTTTATTGTTCGTTTTATTTGTTGTATTATTAAATACTTCATGCTCAGAAGAAGATAATACAAATGAATTAAATCAGTCTACAAATATTATGGGGACTGAAAACTGTCCAATTATAAGTTCACAAGAGGAGCTTGACGCATTATTTTTTACAAATGCGAATATTCCTTTAACAGAACTGGATGATATCTCTGGTATTGATTCGCCAATAACAAAAGCTGATGATGCTAATTTTTTAACAGCAGAATCATATACAAGAAAGTACACATTCATGAAGGAACAAAAAGCTACATTTAGTACCGAATATGCAGAAATGATAGGAGTACTCCCCGGGGTAATTTATTTTGTAAGGATTGATAAATATGAAATAGATATTAAAACTGGAGGTAAACAACTTTTTAAACGGACCTCTCCGAATTGCGGAGCAAAACCTTTAGTAGATAAATATGGAAATGAATCAAGTGATTTTAAAACTCTAGGATATAGGGTAGTAAGAGAGGGGAATCCTACTACGTTATCTACACATCTATATTATATATCAGGAACTTTTGGAGGATCTGCGACAAGAAAATGGTATCCAATATCTCCTGATTTGTTGAAATGGGATTATATTTTATTTTAATCAATTTGATATATAAGTACTTACGTTATGAAAGCAAATTTATTACTGTTATTATTGATTTGTATATTCTTCTCATGCCAAAAAGAGAATATAATTGTAGAGCAGAAACAAACAGGAAATCCTCAGATTATTAATATCACAGAGGAAATGAGAGAAAAAGCAGGTGATATTGTATATGATGAAAGTAACATGGATCAGTTATTTTTACATATGGATTCTGTTCTTGAGAAAGAGTTGGCAAATAAAGGATATAGGAAAGCTATTGAAAAGCCCAATATAATTCAAACTAAAGTTCATGTTGAAAATCGCTCTTATGTTTCTCATTATACAGATATTTATCATATGGTTGAAAGTGAAAAGTGGGTGAAAATAAATTTTTACAATGAATTAGCAGATGAAGTAAATAGACAGTGGAGTGGAGTTGTTAATAATCAAGTAGAAAGAGGAAAAACCTACTTTTGCACATGGAGATATTATGAAGCAGTTGCAAAGTTAGCCGATAACGAATATTTTGGTGCAAAGAAGTCCCGTTTATGTGGATTAAAACCTTCAAGTCGTTATCAATTACGGCAATGTCTTCGAGATTATGAGAGCTATGAAAGCCCAAGTGATCCTAATACAACACTTATGCTGACATATATCCTACAGATTGTTTGCCGTGATGTAAATGGTCCAACTCAACTACATGAAAATTTCTATTATCCCGCACCTGGTTCTGGCTATGTTTTTGAATATTCGGTATTAGTCATGTAAATTCATTAGGGAGTTATTACATAAAACTAATGATTGGATTAATATAAAATTCATACTATTTACCCTATTATTCCTTTTGTTTGTTGTTTTAACATAAAACTATAGTTTGAAAAATTAAATATTTATGAGAAAAGTAATTAGTATTTATTTCTTTTTGATATTCATGATTGCTTGTACAGAAGAAAGGCAAGAATATCAAGAAATGAAAGGTGTGGGTGGTGTCTTGTCGGTCGAAGATAGTGATATTCCAAGGATTAATATATTTGATGAATCTGAAACGAGAGATTTTATCGATCGAACAAATAATCAAAGTATAATACCCAAAACAGTAACTAATGTTACTGGATATTCTCGAAGAATAGTTAGAAAGAGTTATCCAAAAATGAAATTTTATAAAGCTGATGCAGATAAGATAGGAGTAGATCCAGATAGGATTTATTCAGTAGAATTTCTTACAATAGAAAAAGATATTAATACTAATGGTAAAGATTTTTATACCTACGAATCTCCCTTATGTGGAGGAACTCCTTATACTAATGGTCAAGGAGAGGAAATATCTAATTTTGATCGTATGGGTTATAAAGTTGTATCTAATAGTCCAGCTATTTTTTCAACTCATTTAATATATGTAGATTGTATATATCCCCAAGGTACGCCAATCAAAAGATATTATCCTCGTGATCCAGCCGTTTTACAATGGAATTATATTCTCTACTAGTAAATCACATAAAAATTATAAATAATTACGGAAATAAGGAACTACAAGTCTTACATGGCTTGTAGTTTTTTTATTTGAATGGCTTAATTTTATTTCATATATATATATTCTGAATATTTGATCCGTACATAGGGATTGTCACTTCTGACGGACTGATGTATGACTTTTAACCCCCATCTCCACCAAAGGAACCGATACTTATATTCGGCCCATATTGCTTGATGCAAGTTTACAGGGAGGACTATTGTTCCTTTCATTGTGTCATTTTCAATAATACAGTTTAGTGTTAAGTGTGGATTTTTCATTTTGACAGTGGAAATATACTGTGAGATAGTATCACGTAGGATTAAGGTATCTCTAATTTCGGCTTGGATTGGAGCATTGACTATAATATTTTGTTTAGCAGTTGCTTCAAGATCTTTTATCCGGATTCCCATTTTCTTGATTAACTTGGCATCTTCTGTCCTGTATTGTTTATATTCATCAAGTGTAAATCTGAGAGTCTTCACGTCGATTGCCATAGTAGATGAATCGATCTGAATCCTTTTGATGTCAGACAGTAATGTATTTGTGTTTTGTTGGTATTTGTCCCTTTCTGTGGTAATCTTATCAACTTTTCTTTTTAAAAAGAAACAAGATAAACACAGAATGCAGACAAATACCAATAATAGTTGACTAAATTTACTCATCTACCTTTACCGAACAAGATGGGATGAACCAAACATATTCCCCAAGAATAGGACTTTCAGAGAGACGAATCATATAGCCTTTGTATTTTCGGCGGCTATAATTTAAATCTTCAATGATAACTCCTTTCTTTTCAACGAGATCATCTAGTTTCATTTTGGATAATTCCTCAGACGGGACAATAACAACACTACTTCCTTCTTTGATCATACTTTTAGTTTTTATTGATTTTGTTTTATTAAATAGTAATTGAAATTCATCTTTTCTGCGTTTTTCAATTGACGGTACAATTTTTCCATTGAACATTCGAAACGAGATATATTCATGATAAATATCACGGTCACCAGTTTCTAGTTTCTGTATTAATTTACTTTTTAGTCGCTTCCCATATCCCAGTAGTCTATTTTCTCCTACATTATATGCTAATACACCTAAAATCAAAGAATCTTTCCCGAAACGGCGGAATACACTACATTTCTGACGCAAATCTTGTCTCAACAAAGAATCGGCAAATGTTTCAGAAATATTTGCTCCAATTGCTTCTCCAGGCAATAACCGGTGTCCATACCCAATGTATGGGTGATTCTTCGCAGAATGCCAACCTTCATATTTCTTTATACAATCTACTGCATCATCAAATAGGTCTGTTTCCTTGATTTTGATTGAATCGGGTACACATAGATTTGTAGTTTGTAAGGGACAAAAAATTAAGATTGATATTATAAATTTCTTTTTCAACCTTTATTCTTTAATAGTTCTTTGATATCAGACCTCATTTCGCGTAGATCGGTTTGCATGGATGTAAACTGCTGCATCGTAGTTTCGTAGACAACTTTATCTAGTTTAATAGCATCTATTTTGTCGTATTGATCTTCTATTTTGACTTCTAGTGTAATACACCTGTTAGATAGCTCAACAATCCGGCTGGTATTGTTGACATGTTGAACATACATTGTAACGATAAAAGAGGTAATGATTATCAATGATCTAAAATTGTTTTCTATAAAGTCTTTCACTTGTATCATGGGTTAGTTATTAAAATTGAATATGCATCTGAAATCGCATGTATCATTTTGATGGCAACCTCGCTGTCTGTTAATCCGTAAATCACCAGGTGAATAATGATAAGTATATATATTGCTCTTTCTATAGTCTTACGACTGATGTTTATCTTCATGTTGTTTTTCATCTGAGGATGGTACTATTACATTAAAGATGATACCATTATCCCCTTCAATCCGTAACTTCGATTCCTGCGTGTGTTTAATAGGATATATATCCATCAAAGCTTTAGCAGCATTTACCGAAACTGCTCTCAATGGGGCAGGAGATAGATCGACACCAAATTTATCGGTATATTTAGATGACGCTGTTTCTTCCATAACCGATTTTAGTGTTTCTGTAATTTGGAGTTTTGTGGCCAGCGCTTCCGTTTCTTGTTGTAACTGATTAGCCAAATCCTTAATGTGTGCTAAGATTTGAGGTTTACATAACAACCGTCTGCTTTCTATAGGAATACTTTTTCCATTGCTTCCAAAAACTTCTTTATAGCATTTCTGATCTTGTCCGGCAAACTTGCTGCATCCAAATACAAATAAATTGCAGAACTCTTCTTCTGCATCAGTAAGTTTTTTATTTTCATTATTTTTCATATGCACTTGCTCTATTTAAAAGAAGCCTGGAAATAATACCAAGCTTCCTTTGTTTCTTTATTAAAGAATAGGGGGATTAGGAGACACGGGTTTTATGAAATCTGCATTTTGAGCTATTAACTTTTCCATTAATGCCTGATAGAATACGTCTGCCAAACTATTAGCACATGCTTCTGCATCTGCAAGAGAATTAATAAGTCGCATATTAAAGGCTATATTGAGATCATACCCCGAAATTGTAGCCATGAGCTCATTCCCATCAAAAGAAAGTACTCCATAGTTCATTCGATCAGTCATTTTGAAAGAAACAGTTTCTTCCTTTTTTTTCAGATTATCTTTTTCCATAATCTAAATTTTAAAATGTACCCTTGTCTTTTCCTTTTTTTGTAAAGCCGTATCACTACAACTTGTATTGTTACGTAGACGATTAGAACATACGACTGCAATATTCAAAGTCGCCGTCACGTCGGCATCGGCATCATGAGCGTCATCCAACTCGATACCCAATCTTTCCGCAATAAGCTCTAACTTGTAGGATATCATCGTCGGGTCACTGGCGAAAGTGAGACGTCCCAGGTCTATTGTATCCAGATATTTCGGTTGAAAATTTCCATAGAAATCAATAGTTCCCGCGAATACCTGCTCGAACTCCTTTGTTAGTCCGGCATAGTTCATCAATTGTTGAATAAAACCGATATCAAATGTGATGTTTTGTCCTATAATGATGGGCTTTGTCTGCTTTCCTTTAGAGAGGGTACATCGCCTGCCAAACTCGATAACCTCTGATGCAATGCCTTTTAGATCGACTCCTTGTGATCTTAGCATGTCCATTGTAATGGCTGAATAGGTCAGTGCCGCTTCTTCGTACACCATTGAAATACCGGACGCTTCCTCTTCCAATTTGTGTTTATTCTTTAGCACTTTTCGTTTAACTGTGGTGCCGAACTCCTGTTTGTTATACGGTGCAAAGTATTTCACGTATCTGTCTATCACCTCCCAGGTGTCTAACCTAACACCCTGCATTGCGATCTGGGTACAAGCATTCTTTGTACAATCCAGTCCGGATGTTTCGAAATCCAAAACTATTCCTGTATAAATCCGAGGTTCTATTTTTGGTGCTGACATAGTTGTAGTTTGTTTATTTCATGAATAATACTTGCTTTAAAATTTTCTAGTGAACCATTGTTGTAAATGATAGAATCGAAATAATGGTCAGGTAGTTTTTTTCGCGCTTTGTCACGTAGAACCCTTTCTTTCTCTATCCCTCTTTGATGCAATGCACTTGGATTACATTTGATGGCAATTGCAATTACTGAGTAACGGTCACTATACTTCTGTTTAAGCATTTCCAATCCATCTTCGTCAATGACATAGCTACATAAACTCTTTTGTGGAACTTGGGAATGTAATGCGAAATAATCATATCCACCGAACCGAGTAAAAGCCAGCATTTCTTTTTTGGGGGGCTTAAACTTTTTGGTAATAAAATGATGGTCTTCTCCTTCAATCTCGCCCGAGCGAATAGGTCTTGTTGTATAAGATACTATTACCGGGATATTCAATTCATTTTTCAGAAACTTCGCTGCATAGGTTTTGCCTGAACCTGAAGCTCCGATAATGGCAATGATGATTGGTCTCACGTTTGAATATTATACATTGAATAATAGCGATGTTTTATAATTCTGTAGATTGTTGGCACCTGTATATTCGCTATACTTGACTATACAGGTGGTAATAGTCATTTTGTCCTTCAAATTGTTGATTTCACTTTTGTGGGCGGCGTAGAAGTCATTCCAGATGACCAGTTCCATCAAGTCATTGTTTTGCTGCAATTTTATTTTGCAGAATTTCTTCTTTTCACCGGTTGTCTTGTCTTTGTATGAAATTTCACTGAGTTCCGCCACCGTAGCACAAACGGCGATGCGTTTGCCTTCGTTGTCCGGTGATAAGGCATCTCGGAGCGACATATAGGAGGCTTTACCTCGTATTTTGTCCTTGGCATCCGAGTTGTCATAGATGCGGCGGTAGTCAACTGAACCGATGCCAGAGATAGCTACCTGTTGCATCTGCCAGAAATAATGCTTGTCCGTGAGATCGGCTGGAAAGTCCGTGTCCAAGAGTTTGAAGCCCAGTTCCTTTGCTGCACGTTCCAAAAGGGAATGACGCTCCACTACGGCTTTTATGTTTTCGATACGGTCAAAACAGCCGGTCATTATCAAGTTACGGACATGGAGGGCATTCACCGGGACACGGGTAGCTTCCTGTTCGTCGTCGGGGTCGTCCCAAAATTGGTACTTTTTCAGTTTGTACCGGAAAATGCGATGGATGAAGTTTTCTATCGAGGCATAGGGGCCGTTTTTCTCTCTTTCGGCAATGATGTATTCTACGGATTTACCACCTAACATCTTGATACGTGACAAAGACCAGAATATTTCGTCTGTTTCGTAGTCGGTAAAGAATTTGATACCAGATACGTTCACATCAGGTGGTACGATCTTTGCTGTGGAACATTGTTCCATTTCCGACATGATGGCGGGGATTTCCTTATCGTCTGCCCACTGGAGGGCTACGGTATAAAATGCCGTGGCGTAATTAGCTTTCAGATAAGCCCCTACATAGGCTGTAATGGCGTATGCGGTGGCGTGCGACTTATTAAATAGGTAAGAACCAGATAGTTGTATAATATTCCAAATCTGTTCAGCATCCTCATTGGGACATCCGTTGGATTTTGCACCTTCCATAAATCGCTCTTGCATGGTGTGAATTTGGTCCGTTTTCTTTTTTGAAATCAGCTTTACCAGCTTCACACCATCTCCTAGTGAGAATCCGCCAACCGTACAAACTAACAGTGATACCTGTTCCTGATACACAATTAAACCATAGGTGTCTTTTAGAGCCTCATACGTCCCCCAAAGATAAACCGGGGCTACATCGCCACGCTTACAGTCGAGATACTTTTCTGCTGACCCGGATTCCAGTGTAGCCGGACGATATAATGCCGCTGCTGCAATCAGGTCATTAATATGATCCGGTCGCATATCCATCAGGAACTTGGTCATACCACGGGACGAGAATTGAAAAATATTCTGGCTGAATCCTTTTGAGAGCAGTCCGTAGGTCTTTTTATCATCTAATCCGCCCTTGACTATTTCCTCAAACGATAATCTGGTATCATACATCCGGTTACACTCGTCGATAGTTGATTTGATTTTCGATAGCTCTTTAATACCCAGACAGTCATTTTTCAGCAATCCTACCTCATCCAACGAGTAACCGTCCAATTCTGACACTAATATGCCGTCCACCTTTTTAATGGGCGTATAGTCGAAGCATTCCATCTCTTCGCCGTCTTTAGTATCCGGAGTAATTAGAATGGCCGAAGCATGTACCGATGCTGAACGAGGTTGCCCCATCAAAGGGCGAATATCCTCAATCACTTGCGGATAATCGTGGATGAACTTGTGGACCTTCTTATTGGTAACGGCGAGTTTGAATAAATCTGTCCATGTCATCTTGTCGTCATCGAATATGGCTGTGATATAATTGACGATATTTAGGGGTACACGATGTACACGGGCTACATCCTTGACGGCTGCCTTGATTTTAAGGGTAGTCTGTGTTCCGGCTGAGAATACTCGCTGCTTGCCTTTTACGTTGTAACGTCTTTCCAGATACTCCTTGACTTCCTGACGGCGATCTGCCTGGAAGTCGCAATCCACATCTGCGAGTGATCCTCCGGCACCTTGCAGATAACCATTGTCAACAGCACAATCCGATACTGTAACAAGTTTGTCCGATTTGACAGGTTCAAGATGGAGAATTTGCATGGCGATAGGTTTTGTGATTAACAATGCTACAGATAGTCTGCTTGCAGACGTGAAACTGGCGGGCCAATTCCACCTGAAGAATTCCCTGTCCATGTAAACGGCGGATTTCGGTGGCATCGGCATTTGTGAGTTTGGCGTGAACATGGTTTTCTCCGTAGTCCCGCTTTAGACAGTTGTCTATGGCATGTTGCAAATTTTCTCGGCGGGTACACATCTCCAGATTTTCCACACGGTTGTTGAACTTATTGCCATCTTTATGGTTTACTTCCAACGCCGGGTCCCATTCGGGTAAAAAAGCCTGAGCGACAAGCCGGTGGACTAAGCTGTTCCTACCAATGCTATTCTTGCATAACTTGATTTGGAAATATGGAGAGGTCTTACCATGACTGGGGACCATAATCCTACTCCGGACAAGTTGTTTTTCCTGACCTTTTCTTTCCACGATTCTATTTAACCCACGGATTTGTCCGCTATTACTGACCTGATAGAAGCCCTCGTAATCTGGAATGTCTTTCCATATCTCTGTTTCCATGGGCTTACACACGTTTATTGATTACAAACAGCAAATCCCGATTGTCGAACAGAATGTCGTCATGGCAGAACAATTCATCCGCATAAATCTCGATTTCCACTCCATTGCGTTTTACTCTCAATCGGGCATCTCGGTCAAAACGGACACATCTTTCGTTTTCGAGGACAATCTCTACATAGTGGGTGGATGGAATATCACCGATCATGTGAGTTGCGCGTGCCGGATACAACCCCGCACGTTCAGGTAAAAGGAAACGCTCGAACAACAATCCGTATTTAATCGGGTCAATCATAGTAATTCCCAAAAGGTAAAGCACAAGACTGCCTCCGGCACTTCCTCTGCCACAACCGACCAGAATGTCATTTGCCCGTGCCCAGTTTACCGTGTCATACTGCACCAAACAATAATCCAAATTGTCTGTCGATTCCAAAACATAGATTTCATATTCCAGTCGCTTGCGGTACGTTTCCTCCTGATCTTCCGGAACCAACTGCTTAAATCCTTCTTCCAACAACGAAAGAAACATCGTGTGACGGTCACCATATTTCTTCTTTTCTTCTTCGGTCATATCGTAACGAGGCATGAAGTTCCGGTCTGTCTCGTAACGTGCCATAGCTTTTTCCGCTATCTCTACCGTATGTCGGCACATGCGTTTGAATAGAACTTCCACATTCCATTTCGTTTCATCGAATATTGCCCGGAACATAGCGTACAATTCATCTGTATCTTTGAAGAACTGCTCGTCACTTTGTTCATGTGCCGCTCCGGACGCAATTTTGTTTAAGATAATCTTACTTCGGGCATCGTCTTTGTCCAAATAGAAGTTGTCGCAGATCAATACCGGTTCAATCAGAAAGCTGTCTGCTTCAGGTACATAAAAGTTTTTGAAAAAGAATCGGGCGGCGTTCAATACCTCGACGTCGATACGTTCCGCTTTGTATTCCGTTACGTCGAATTGGTAGTACACTTTATCGAATTCTTTTTCTAGTAATGCGACAAGGTGTGGATACTGTTGCATCCAATAGACACTTAGTTTTCCGATCACCAATATGTTACCTTCTGCATGACTGAGTAATCCAGGAAGAGTGATCATATGTGTATCTGCGTCAACCATGATTTCTTTTTGTATCCGTAGTAAGTTGTTGAGTCCTTTCTGAGATTGACAATACACTTTCATATCCACTTTTTCTTCCAAATGCTCCAGAGTAAATGAATAGCCGAAAACGTGTCGAATTCCATTCTTAGCACATTCCTTTTGTAGATTTAATGTCGCGGCCATAGTGTTACGATCGCAAATACCTAAAGCTTTCTGATTTAGATATTGAGCTTTTCTAACCCAAAGGGCTAGGTCACCCGAACCGTTTAAGAGTTCATAGGGGGTATGGATGCCCAAGTTGACAAAATCAACATTCATTTTGGGTATTTGTCGCTGTCCGATATACTTTAGAATGTTGAATTTAAACTTCTCTCGGAGGTCATAGTAAAAATAATTACGTCCGAAAGGAAATGCTACATAATAAATACCTTCTTCAATCAGAACTTCCGGACTTTCCATTAAATTAAATCGAAGGTTTTCCTGTCCTTTGAAGATAGATTGTACCCCGGTCAGATCAGCCAGGAACATTTTTCCGAAACCAGTAATATCAACCACTTCATTGTCAATTATTTTGTGGGTGATTTTGTTAGTGTTGAGCCAGTTCTGTAAATTTTCCATTAATTTTATTCTTGTACTTTAGTTAGTTTATACTGGAGCGGCGTTTTTAGCCGTTTAGAGAAAATGTGATAGATTTCATTATATGTCAAATCTTCCCAATCTTTTGAAGCATCTGAAATATCAGCTATACGTACATCAAAATAAGGGTTTAAATCATCTGCCGTTTTGCCTATGGCTGCTACCGCATCCCCATCGAATCCTAAAACGACTTTTTTTACACCTTTACTTTGTATTTTATATATCTGTGTATTGGAAATTTTTTTTCCAAAGGAGGCTATTACTGCCATACGCGGATTATCGTAGAGGTCGAGTTTTCTAGTCAGGGCGATTACGTCGAAAATACCTTCGACAAGTACTACTGTCTCGGTTATGTTTTCAATTACAGCATCGAAGTTGTATAGGAGTTTTACAAAGTCGTTTTCTGTTGAATTTCTGAATCGCATAATTCGATAACCGCCTTTTCGTCGAACTTCAGCGTTGTGACGATCGATTTCAGCTTTCGAGGATGTATGACGAGCTACATAACCAACTTTATCCCCGGCGTCAATGACTGGAAAAATGACATATGAGTCAAAACGATAATTCAGCCGACCTGTGGAGCCTACAGGAAAATATTCATAGTCATCATATACAAATCCTCTTTTTTTGAGATAAGGGTGTGTAAAACACCGCTTGTAGAAATCAGGGAGTTCCACGATGTCGAGCAGATCGTCTATTTCTTCTTCTTTGTCAAGAGGAAATAAAAGCGAACTATCCAACCTGGCTTCCAAATCTGCCACAGGCGCAATATACAGATCGGAACGTCCGATATCGTAGAGTAACTGTTCTAACGTATATGAAGAGTATCCACACGAAAAACAATGGGACATAAACGCTTTTTTTCGTTCTGTTTCTGCACCTATATATATGCCGAATTTACCTTCTTTGCCACAATGAGGGCATTGAGAAATAAGATTCCTTCCTGCACCATCCATTTTCGCTTTTAGTTCACGTCCTATTTCACGAATCAAAAAATCCTTATCTACTTTTGATAACGTCATATGATATTTATTTCCTTAAATTCAGAGTCCTTTGAACGTCGAAAAAAACTTCATTGTCATAATCTGTTGCAATACGGAATGTATCACCTTTTTTGAAAAATCTGGATTTTGCGATATGTAAGCGCATTGTATCCTCTTTTCTCTCTGCAGAAGATTGATTGAGTGAAACGAGATGTGTGCAAGGTCGTGCTAGCCCCTTTGCTTCCGAACAATTGTACTCTGTGAGCACATTTTTCTCGTCATCCAGCCATTCCCGGTTTTCAATAGTCGCTTGGTAGGTGACTATCATCCAAACCTTTTCGTCAGCCGCCAGGTCTTTGAGGTCGTTGGCAACAGCTATGCGTTTACTACGTTCATGTTCCGCATTCCAAATTTTGCGACTTGCGTCTGTAAGCAAGTCCATCGAGTCAATGATTACCAAATCAGGTGAACGGGTATTAAGCTTTCGATATTCAGCAAGTCCATTTTTAATATCTAAGGTCGAAACCCGACTATTGAAACGGGGAAATGTTCTGACAGTGATTGTTCCTGCATAACTTGAAATCTGCTTTTCAAAGTGTTTCATTTCAGTATCGGAAATTTTACCCGTTTCAAAGCAGTAGGCATTTTTACAAATCAGTCCTCCAGAGTAGGCATCCAGCGCCTCTTCTTCCGACCCTTCTAGTTGAAAATGGAGAACATGTAAACCTGAGTCAACATTTGCATGTATGCCGATATACTTTGCTATATGAGATTTTCCGACTCCGGTGGAAGCCAAAAAACAAGTTAATTGTCCTCTAAGGTTACGTCCTGCATTTAATTGATCCAGGTCAGGAATATAGAAACGATTGACTTGGGCAAGAGCAGAGTTCTGATTATCCATATCCTTTTGGCGATTTTGAGTAAACCTTTGAGAGAATGTTTTAACCACATCGATAAATGCGGATGACTTCAGTGTGAAGCCGGATAACCATTCTGCATATATCTTTAGCTTGTCTTGGGCTTCTTCCTGCTTACTTTCGTTATAAAGTTTACCTACTTCTGCATAAATGCTCTGTAGCCGCACTCCTTTTATATAACTTTCCAGCATATCGATCATTATCTCAGGATTGTTCCCATCGTCAAATTCTTGAAAAGTGTTGATTAACTCAATCGCGTCATAATCATTACTAAAACATTGGGACAACACCGAATATGAAGGAGGGGCCTTGTAGGTTTTGTAATGATTTGCGAGTACCTGTTGAACTTTCTGAAAAGTACGGTCCGGCAGATATTCTTTTCGCATATGTTCAACCAGGATACAACATACATAGTCATGCTGTAATGCAGTGGCATATAATTCATATAGGAATTCAACGCTTAAAGGGTTTATCTTAGATTTCATTTCTTCTTTTTAAATTCTTCACATCGTATCCGGTACAATTCTGGGTAACGTTGCTGAGTACGTTCTTTGCATAAATTTTCTTTCGAGCAATCATGACAAGCTGGGGAGAAAGGGGTCCACATTAGTGTAGATACCGCGCAGATATAGTAACCGACATTGCTAGATAGCAATCGCTGTTTTGTTATATCTTCATATTCCGGGTAAATGAATTTGAACAAGGGGTGCTTTTTTCTATCTTCAATCAATGCAAGAAGCATAGAACGAGATAAACCATATTCATGAAGCCATTTATCCTCATAGTATTTCTTCGCTTTACCAGTTACTTTAAATCTCTCAATAGCTTTCTTTCCGAACGAATGACCTATATTCCATTTGCAGTTTAGATACTCTTTACCAAATTGGCTAATTGTATATATTTGACATACGCAATAATCTACAATCCGATCCCTGCTTACTTCAAAGTAGTCATCTTCCAAAGAGTTTAAACAGGATGAAACAGTTTTGAGCATTACCCCGCCTTTCGGGAATGAAAAGCGGGGCGAAAGCTGTTTCATCAGGGTTGTAAATACCTGGACGATGCATCTAATCTGTTCTGGTTTCTCCATCCCTGTTTATTAGTTTACGCATTTGTTGTTTAGCAAGAAAAAGCCTACTCTTTATTGTCTCAATATTGCGTGTTTTTAAATTTCCGTTTTGATGTGAAATTTCCACGATTTCTTGTAGCTTGTAGCCTGCTTGTTGCAATAAAAGAGACTCTCGATAAATAGGCTTTATTTTATTTAGTGCACATAGAATATCGTCATTATAGTATTGCACATAATTATCAATATTCATACAATTAGCCCCTTCTTCATTTTCAGAGGGGATTGCTTCTTTAATTTCTTGTACATTTATATCATCAGATCGTAAGTAATTCATCCTACGAATATTTAGATCTGCAATGAGCCGTTTGGTAACTATATGTAACCAGGTTTGTATAGAGCGGGAGGAATCATAAGAGTCAATATATTTGTAGAAGTTAGTAAGAACCTCAATATAGTTATCTGCAATATCCTCTTGTGAGTAAGAATAGTTTATACAGAGTTTGTAAACTAAATTTAAGTGAGGTAATACATAGAGATTGAATAATTTTGTTCTACGTTGTACTGATTCTTCGTTTAATTGAGGAGTGTTCTCTTTAGTCGGTTCCACATCTGATAGGACTTAGGTAAGAAATAAACTATTAAGTAATCTATCAGCTTGTATGCATCAGTTAATTGAATATTATTGTTCATAATTTTTTCTGAATTGTTCTTTGGGAATATCAATAGGAATAAATAATTCGCAATGTTCATCTCCGGGAACATGATCCTGGGGGATAGCATATTTTGTTCCGTCTTTTGGCTCTGATTCCATTGTATAAAGCAAACAATCGTATCTGTCATGGCAACAAAATGCATGACATTTCAATCTTCTTTTCATCTTTGTGTATTTATAAAATTCTGTATTTACGAATGTAATAGTAGAATAAATGACAGGCGTCTGCTGCATTGTCATCTAAGGTGATGTAATGATAACGTACATTACATGCATGTATCATTTCTGCTTTATTTGCACGTCCATTACTTGTTGCCCATTTTTTCAATGTGGAAACATTAATAAATTCTGGCTCCGGTAAGTCAAGTTCATCACAAACTTCGAGCAAAATCCCCCTGAATTCGGACAGTTTACGCATATCTCTGAAATGGTTATTGACATTGACATCTTCCGCGACAATACGGAGGATGCCATAGTTTTTAATAAAGGACAATAGGGTGTTCCGGAAATCTTTGTGTTGCTTGTTGTCATTGCGATGTTTACTTTCTGTGAAGTTCCACGTCCCGGACTCATGCACGGAGTAATATCCGGTGTGGGTGGCAATATCAAGTGCAAGCACATGTTCTTTACCAATTGGAATAGCATCATTGTTTTTGAGTTGATTCATCGTTATATTTTAGATTCTCCATTCTCTTTTGTGACTACCAGCTTGTGCGGGTATCCTTCTGCCACGTTCCCATGACTGACAACAAGTGCCGTAATACCTAAATGGTTCAAGGCGGCAAACATGGATGAAAGCCCGTTCTCGTCCACAGCCTCCAGGATTTCGTCCAAAACCAGAAGGTCCAATCCTTTATCCAGTTCTGCATTGCTGTTTATCAATTTTTGCATAGCCAGTATGGTGGCAAGGTTGACACGGGCGGCTTCACCGGCAGAGAACTTGCCGAAACTTCCCTGGTCGATTCCGTCACGAATGAGGGAAACGGAAATTTTCTCTCTGACTTTACCCGATTTCAAGGCCGTATAACCGGAGAACCGGATGCGTATGTCACTGCCGATATTCTCCAGAAATTCGTTGGTAATCGTGCTGAGTGCTTCAATCTTCGTATTTGCCAGATAAGTCTTGAACTGTGCGAAATGCTGTTCCTGCCCGTCAAGCCGCTGCATCCGTTTTTCAATATTCGACTTACGGGTAACAGCGTCGGATGATTTTTTACGGTATGCTTTTAAGGACGCTCTCAGAGAACCGGTCAGTTCTGAAACGGATGTCCCGTTCAATTCCCGAATTGTTTCTTCCAGCGTCTCAATGGAACTCTCTGTGGACTTGATTTCGGTCTGTAAAGACTTCATTTGCCGTTCCTTTTCCCTGGACGTGTTATCTATCAGGTCGAAAGCCTCGTCGAATACCCGTTTACACATGTTTTGAAGAATAGTCCATAAAGAAGAAATAGAGGCTTTCACCGACTTTTGGTTGGAACGTATCTCTTCCAGTTCACTTGTAGCTATGCGAATTTGCCGGATTGCCTGCTCCAGTTTGTCATTCCAGATACCGTTTTCAGCAGATAGGGAGCGTTTGTCTGTACGGATTTGTCGTTCTTCTTTTTCAATGTCACTTATTTTTGCCTCACAACCGGCAATTCGGGAAGTGACGTTTTCAAAGGTAACATTCTTTTCTTCCAAATCGGCAGTACCTTGTACGACATCGAAGGTCCTGTCAGCAAGCAGGAACTCGTAGCCGCAATCCGGGCAGGTTATCGTTCCTGCCAGGCGGGCAGTCAGTTCCTCCATCGCTTTGGAAAGGGTGCGGCGTTCTTCCCTGAGTTGTACGGCATCCCGGTTCATCCGGTCTATTTGTCCGTCCAGTGTTTTCAACTTTTCATCGTAACCGTCCACCTTTGTGGCATAAGTATCCGAAAAAGACTGATACTCTGATTTCAGGCGGTCATGTACCGTTGTCAGGGTATGCACCTTGTTTTCCGCTATGGTAAGGGCGTTACTCCACTTCGTCTGTTCGGCTTCCAGGGCTTTCAGTTCGGTATGTTTATCACCGACTACTTTCTCCCAGTCCGTTAGGGAGATGGATAGTGGGGAGAGAATGGCACGTATTTTAGAAAGATAAACTTCAAGAGAATGGTCTTCGCTTTCAAGTTCCTGAATGTCGCAGTCTGCCGTTTCCAGTTTTCCTAAAACAAAGTCTGTCTCTTTGGTTTCTTCTCTTTTCTGACGTATCAGTGCATGTTTCTCACCAATAGCCTGGCGCATGGATGCAATCTTTTCAGTCTTTGTACGTGCTTTCTCTGCCTGGTTGCTTTCTTCGGTGGCTATTTGTTCAGTGAGCATCCCTATTCGTCCGTCGATACCGGCTATTTCCAGTTCTGCTTCCCGAAGCTCCGATGCTACCGGTACTTTGTCCTCTGCCAGTTTTTCAATTGCCTGATCGACAAGAACGGCATTGCTAAAACGGTTGATAATATCCTTCTTTTCCCGGTCGGATGAAGAAAGAAAGTCCTGGAATTTGAATTTGGACAACAGGAAGTTGTTGAATAGTTCGTCCCTGCTAATGCCTAATTTTTCGAGAATGTACTTGTTGTAAGCATCTACGGAGGGCTGGACCGCTTCATCCGTTTCCACGAGTTTGCCATCACGCTCAATGGAGCAGGTTACGATGGAAGCCCCTTTGCGGAATAGCTGGCGTTCAATGTTGAATACTTCGTTGCTGCCGTCATTGGTAAATTGCAACTGTATCCAGCACTCGTTTGCCTTGTCGTTGATAATCTCTTCATTCTTAATCCTGCGGAGCGGGTTACCGGTGAGTCCGACTGCGATACATTCAATCAATGCGGATTTGCCGGAGCCGTTGCTTTGCTGGCTGTCGTTGTCCCGGTTATCTCCAAAGATTAATGTGGTGACTCCTTGTGACAGGTAGTAATCCAATTCCCGGAAAGCGCATAAGTTTTCTGCGACAATTCTATGTAATTTCCACATGGTTATTCGATTTTAGACAGGTAACTTAGACCCAGTTCAACATCATCAATCTTTTTCTCGTCACAGAAAACCTCGTAAGTTTCTTTAATCTTATGGTTGTCGAACTTCTCAAAAAGACTGGAGCCCGCCACTTCGGTTATTTCCGGGTCCTCTGTTACGACTTCGACTTTGGTAGCACCAGCCTGCAAAAGTTTTTCTTTATCAACACCTGATGCTTTAGCGCTGGATGTATGCACACGCACCTTGACACGGTAACGTCCATCTTCTTTGATTTCTTCCAGTTCGTCAGATAGGTGTATGCCTGTTTTTTCTACCGGAACGTCCATCACCAGATAACGGGTGTTGACCTGGTTCTTGATGAAGTCGTAACGACCGTCCGGATAGATAACGGTATAACCTTTTTCTTCGTCCTCTCCAAAGTTATGCTGGCGTGAAGAGCCGATGTATTCGACATTTGTTCCGTCAATCACGCAACGATTATGGTAATGGCCGACAAAGACTTTATCGAATACTTTAAACAGATTGGGAGCCAACTCTTTCTCGTTGGATTGCGAGAGAGCCCCATTTATCCCTTCATGGATATAGAGGTAGTTTTTCCGTTCCTTATCCAGACTGGTAGCTATCAGTTTATCCATTTTTTCAGTGAAGCTGCCATTTTCCGGAAAATAAGCAATCATGTGTAGTACGAAATCCCAATCCTCAGAAACCAGCAGGCTTATCGTGTCATCAGCAACAAGAACATTATCGTGCTGGTCGAATACATGGCAATAGCCTCTGACAGCTTCTTGATTGACTTTATCGTGATTTCCATTTGCCAATGTGACATTGACTCCTCTTTTGGCAGCAGCAAGTAAAGCGTCATGTACAGCCAGCAACACATCTAATGTCTGCGCAGAGCGAGACATGAACATATCGCCGCCAAAAACTATTTTCCGGATATTCATCCGGTCGCATACAGCTAGAGCTTCCTGCCAGTTCGCCGTAAATTCAGGGATATTGTCTTTCGAGACATGTATATCATTTAATAATAAAATGCATGGGTTTATTTGCGACATAAGCGTAAAAAGTTTGGAAGGAAAGCGCACGTAAGCACGCTCTCCTCTGAAAATTAATACAATACTGAATTAAGCAGGCTTATCTGCGACGTTGGCGGGTACGGGGTTCGGGTCTGCCTGTAGTCTCTTCGGAGACGGGTGTTTCTTCCACCGGTTCTGCCGGGGAGACTGAGGGGTGTTCTGTTTCCGCTTCCGGTTGGGAGCCTCCCTGTACGGCTTCTTCAATTAGATCGAGAAGATCCTGATTAGTAGTAGAACGGGTGACTCGGATACCCAACTTCTCTTGTTCAATGAATGCACGGATAAGAGCACGGAGTTCCTGACCTTCTTCCGTCTTGTCATTCAGGTCTTTATCCTGTAATTCATCGAAATATTCAAACAGTTCGTCCAAACTGATAGCATTGTTGTCCGTATTTTCTTTAGAGTCCTTGGTTCTTTTATCGAAAGTGAATGAACTTGTGTCTTCCTTGCTCAGTTCGTTTTGAAGTGTTTCGATGGCTTCCCGCATTTCATCGTTCGTTAGGACGGTTAAATTGTAATTTTTGTCACATTGTTTTAAGAACTCGACAGTGGCTTCAAACTGATAACGAGTATAGCGATAGATGATTTCGGGAATTCTGGGAGCATTTAAAAGTGCTGTTAGTTCTTCTTTGGAAAGTACATCCGTGTCTGATTCGTTATCAATATTAATCAGGTATTCAGTCTTGTTACCGTTCTTTTTCTTTTCAATTTCTATTGGATATGCATTGTATACGGAACTGATGGGACACGGATAATCCGGATTCTTAGCCAGCTTTTTTTGCCACAACTTAAATTTACGCTCATCGAGATCTTTAAACTGGGAATGGCTGAGAGTGAGCAGTTGTAAACCTTTGGCACGCTCATCGAGATCATACACATATAGGGCATGACCGTAACCATATTTCAAACCACCTCCAAAAGCACCTCCTGAAATTTTATCTGCTAATTTTTCATTGTCTTTCTCTTTGGCTGAAGCAACTGCCAATTTGCGATAGGTATCAATGATATCAACAGAATAACCGGCATCAGTAGTTCGTGGCACAGATACGTAGACGGATTGAACTTTAGTCCCGGATGTTGGTTTTTCAAGTTCCAAAAGCATCTGATGAACCGGATACTCGTAGGCTTTACGGTCGGTTGTGCCATTAGTGTTGGGGGCGACGGGTAAAATACGCAGGCGGTAAACGCCCAACTTGTCCATTCTAAAAAATTCAGTTTTGGCAAATGTTTTGTTTTCTTCGATTGCTCTGTTCTGAGCTTCTTGATACGATTCTTGTACACTAAGGAATAAATCCTCAACAGACATGCCATTTTGCATATCTTCATTCAAATTTTCATCTTGCATGATTAAAAAGATGCGAGTTAATATTGACCGAGGAAACTAAACGACAACAAATGGGCTCGGATGCACCGTTGTTTCAGTTTATAATATTGGGAGGGAAAAGGAGTAAGGGAAATTCCCTTATAACTATCACTCGCTTACATGTATCATCAGAGTTGTGTGATACTCAGCTTGAATGCATGGCAAATATATGGATTGATTTCTAAAGAGCAATAGCTTTGTGAAATAGTTTTCTGAAAACTATTTTAAGAGGTTTAATGCTAGAGTATTAACTGTCATTCTTTAAATGTTTCTTTAAAAGAGTTTGTTTATTAGGGGACAAGTCCTTTTTTTAATATATCTAATCGCTGTTGATTTATCTTTATGTATCTGTCAAGCTTATTTTTTCGAATACGAGAATAATAGGATTGTCGATTAGGTGTTAATCGCTTTGGGCGACGGCAATATAAACCTGTCTGTGCATATTCATGCAAATATCGTTTAAACTTAGGCTTATTTAATGATGGGTCTTTGCTTGCTTTGCAGATAACTTCAACTAATTCAATGGATGGTTCGGGGAAAGGGGTGTTTGGCAAATTATTTAGAAGGATGTTGTAAACAACAGGGGCTTCATACAGGAGCATGAAGCCTAGTTTCGTTTCTTCAAAGTTGTATTTTTTCAGTGTTCCCCGAGGGCGGCCTTCTTCCTTTAGCCTTTTTCTCCTGAATGGAATAGCTTTCGTGATTCTCACATTCTTTACTGTTTTCGCTTTTGGCATACTCTTTGTCTTTTTCTAATTCAATAGTAGGGTGGGAGATTAGCTTATTAATTTTTGTTGTTTCGATACGTGCTCGACTGTCAAGGTCTTTTTGTACATTTAGTTTTTTCATAATTCATTATTATATCATATAAGTGAAATTAAGTTCAGTTGTGATATCGACCCAACCGCTCTCAAATATTTGTATTTTTCGGCTGTTACTTTGCATAACGAACGTCGCTCCTCGGTTGTATTTATGATCTTCGTTGTAGTCGCATAGGGAATTTTTTAATCCAAATTTTGGGGCACTGATATTATTAGGTAAAATTGCAATTGTACCTCCCATGTTGCTCCCATCTACTCGCGATGAATTAATGGTTCCTTGAATACATACAATGTTTCCGATTTGTCTAGCGTATAAGTTTCTGGTATCTGTTCTTGAACCGGAATTTAACATCTGAATCCAACCAGTATCTGGAAGTTTTGTTTGATATTCTTCTGCATATGCAGCTCCTAAATTTCGGCAGGCAAGTTTTTTAGCCTCGGCATTAAGAAGCAATAAGTCTGATAGTTTTCCGTCTTTGCGTAAATATGTACTGGATACGTCGTTTTTGCTTGGACAGTCTAGTTTGTCCCGGAGAGTTTTTTGAGCTTCTGTCGTATTCTTACCCTGTTTCACCAAATGGGTAATGTAATCCTGAAACAGATTTGCTACCGAAGCAAATCTCCCGTCTGCAACGCTTTTACTGTATACATTAATATTGCTGGCAATTGTGTTCTGCTGTCCCTCATTGTATCCGTCCAGTAACAGGTTGGCTTTTTTATTGAGCTCTTTTATTACTTGCCCGGAGGTCACAAAACCCTCAACTTGCGAATGGGATATACCATCGGCATCCACATAGGCAAAATTCCCCCCTTTGATGTTCTCCAGTTTTTGCTTCATTTCTTCTGTAAATGAAACACCAGAATAAGCATCATCGGCATTCAGTTTCTTTTCTAGTAGTTTATCTATCTCGGTCGTTGAATACACACTGATATTTTTCCGGGCGACCACCTTGTCTGCAAGATCATTCAGATTACTTGCCTTATTCAATTTCAGTTCACCGGTCCCTTTTTTCTCTGCATCAATATTTAAACGGATGGCTTCTTGTTTTTGGGCCTTCAGAGCAGCCGCCTGATCTGCAGTGAGTCCGTTTATCTCATCGGCGGTAAGAGAAACCAGTTCAAGCAATTTTTCCGATACCCTTAAAAAACGTCCGTTGGCATCTTCCTTTGAGTAAACATCGAGATTGCTTCTGGCCGTCCCCTTATTTGCTAGGTCTCCCAAGTTTTCTGAAATTCTCAGTTTCAGTTTTAAGGCGGCTGATACGTCTCTGGAAGTAACGAAACCGTCGTTGGCAGACTCGATACTGCTAACGGTGATTGCATCCAGTTTCTTTTTATAATCCGTAGTAAAGTCCTCTGTGGACAACCGCTTTCCGGTAACGACAGTAACTTTCTTCTTTAGTTCTTCCGTGAAAATCTTCTGGCTCACAAAAATATCGCTGATATTCGTACCGCCGATTTTTAGTGTTCCGGCAATATTGACATAACCTTTTGGAGCAAGTATGATATTTCCCAGAAGGTTACGGGTTGAAAAGTCAAACGACTCCGTATCGTCATATCCGATACTGCCGATTTTATCACCCTTACTGTCTGCCCAAACATAATTATTGGTCAACAACATATTGTCTTTCAGGTAGGCTGTATTTGCAAGCATCACATTGCTTCCAGTATTTCTGATGACAAATTTCCCGTTTGCATAGATGCCGCTTTCTTTTCCGTTAACCTGAAACAAAGGCTGCACGGCCTGTTTCCCGTCATATACATTGAAGCTACGGAATTTGGCAGTACCTCCTGCAACTCCGGTCGCATTGATATCCACCGCACCGTTATCCGTAGCATCATCATAGTTGGTCAGTGAAGAACCCGAAATATAAATCGCCCCGGCCTTGCTGGTGATGCCCGACAAGTGGGTATAGGAAATCCCGTTCTCAGTGACCCGTGCCAGTTCCTTTCCCTGCTTCATAAAAGTAAAAGAACCGTCCGTACCTATCACAATTTCATTCACCAGCAATCCGTTCAGGTAAGCACCAGTAGCCGCATCACCGTTAGTCTTTACGATATTCCTCAACGAGTACCCGTTTTCTGGATTGAATACAGACACAGCCGTCTTACTTTCAATGTTCTTCTCAGCCGAAAAATTTCCGGTCAGCACCAGGTCTTTCTTGATCGTCTGCTTGGCAAACGGGCTGTCTGCCAGTACAGCATACTTGCCGAAAAACTTGTCAATGAAACGGGGACTGTAACCCTCATTCATTTCTACAAATTGCGGCAGTTGCCCGGTCACCGGATCGGCAACATCGGGAACGGCGCTACCTCCCGCACTCAGATAGAGGCTCCGGCCTCTCTTGTTCACTTCATTGGCATAGGTTACAGTCTCATTGCTATTCTGCTCGTAGATATAATAGGGCCAGGTTGCAAAAATGCAACCCGAAAAATACCGCACCCTTCCGTTTATCCACACATAGCCCGGAGCAATCTCACTGCCGGAAATCTCGCACCCCGAAATGATAAAATTGGAACAATCGGTAAAGATGGCAGTCATGCTTAATGCAAGCTCCTGCAAGTTAAGGATGTCATCGGCATAGGTGTACCGCCCGCCTGTCTCTGCAACATATTCTTTCACGGTTAATAGATATTAGTGTTAGTATTAGGTTCAATCTCCCGGCTATCTATCTTGATAAGATAAGTTTTTCCCGCTATCTTATACGTGTTCACCACATGCGAGAGCATATAGACAAACTCCACGGTTTCAATCGTAACAGGCGGCGCGCATGCCATAAAGCTTACCTTGTTGATTGCCTTTTCCTCTGCCAGATAATAAAACTCCCTCGGCTTTTCTTCCGGGTTCACGGTAGCCACCAGTTCATTGTCAAACCATACGGTAAAAGGACAGGCGTTCCGTGCCCCTTCATGGTAAATGTCGACCCCAATGGAAGAATTTTCTTTGATATATATTCCGTCTTGGGTGTCGGCAAGGTATTTACGGAATTTGTAGTTCAGATACCACTCGAACCACATAACCTGGCTTGTCATACGGGCCTCGATGTGTTTTTCTCTGGCAAAGGCCGTAAACCGTTCATTGAGCGTCTGCAAAGGATAGACAAGGCTTTGAAGGAACAGAATATACTTTCTTCCGCTCAGAAAATGCGGGACCAGTTGGTTTACCAGCCGGTCTGTAGGTAACTTATATCTCATTCTACAATCAGTTTGATGGCTTCACGGAATCTCGGTATATCTTTCTCCTGTCCTTCTTTGGAGGACGCTTTCAAATAACCGGAAATTGTGTGCGTCATTCTGCCTATTTTTTTAGGGGGCATAAGTTTTCCGTCCGTATCATAGCTGGCAATAAACACACCCTGTTCCGGGTTGGCCGCTTCATCTATATAGACATCGGTCACATGTTCGGCCTTTTTAATCGTTTCAATGATTTTAGAAACATAGATGCTGGAATCAAAGTCTATATTCATCATGTAATCGTTCAGCTTTTCTTCAATCAAGTCGTATATTTCTGTTTCCCTTACCGCCCCATCATAATAAACGGATAGCCTGGGTATCAGAATGTCGCCTTCCGAACTGGTTACCTCAATACGTGTTCCAGCGAACTTGATTTTGTTCAGGTAGGAGGTGATTAGTACAAGATCATCTCCCGATACAGGAGATAAATGTCCTTTTTCACCCTGTGCCACTTTTAAAATCAGCTTATTATCAAGGTTTACATCGTTACTGCTTTCCGAATAGGATACCTGTGAGATAATACGCTTCGTTTCGTCAATCTCATTATATCCGAAGGCAAGCCCGTCTTCACGCACGGTCAGTTCATCACCCTTCTGATACTGCAATAGGGCATTCACATAAAAAAGCGGAGTCCCGTTCATCCGACTGTTGATGGCGGTCGAAATATCCAACGTAAACACGTCCAGCAGTGTCTCGAAACTGTAAATCACGGCGGCAAACGCCCAGGTAATCCCGTTCATAACCGACAACTTTGAGTCATTGGAAAACTCAGCCAGTTCCAGCCGCTTGTTCCGTTCTTTCACGGCTTCATCATAAATATCTTTAATTGTCCTGCTCATTAGTTTCAAAAGTATAGGTTAGGTCATTGATAACGAATTTCCAGTATCCGGCTTCATTCCATGCCGCCTCATGCGTCAGTACCCAGATGGCCTCCATGCCGGTAGTCAGGATATAATTCAAGTCATCATCCCGCCGGGGTTCCTGATACATACCCGAAGGCAGGGTCGTGAGGTAAACATGGCAACTTCGCCTGTCATAATACTGTTTTACTAGGTTAATCAGATACTCGTCAAGAACAGACTGCCGGATATTCGCACCGGATAAATTAAGTTTCATCAATCCTTTGTTGGCAAGCAACGGCAGCAGGTTACCGGTTGTCAGCCCGGTTAAATCCGCTTCATAGGTATCTTCCAAAAGGTAAAGGAAGTCCACCGCCATTTCTCCGTGTTGCAAGGTGAACTTTTCAACCGGCAGCGGACAGAGCAGGTAAATGGCAGAAGCGGACAGTCCGCTAAGATTGAGCTGCCTGACCGACACATCGCCGTAAAGGGAAACTTTTCGTTTGCCGGAAATCGAATTATCAAAAGTATGGAATACTTGTTTCAGGTCGTTTCCCAGAGTCACTGTTTCTATCCGGCTATTGTCCCCCCAATCTATTTTCAGCGTTCCATGACCGGTAACCCCAAAGCTGGCAAATGTCTGGCTGTTTTCCAGATAGACTTCAACTAACTTAGGATATTCGGAGGATTTATAATAGACGGTTCGCTCACCATTAGCAGGCTTAATGCCATACGTCCTGTAGTAGGCTACTATATTTGCATCGAGCACAAAATCATCTGTATAGGATAGCTCGTTGCCACTCTTCAATTCACTAGCCAGGGAGAGTGAAGGATTGCATATCAGTAAATCTATAATGCCCTCGATTGAACCATGAATATGAAGAGCTATATCAAATAGGTTTTGCCCTTCACATATTACATATTTACCCATTTTCTTTTTCTATTGCGTCTAAATAGAGTTCTCCGGTAACGGAATCCATATAGGCGTTGTTAATAATCATTTTGTCACCCTCAAATTCACTCTGCAACTTGGAAGCCAATCCGTTGTTTTCAAAGTTCCCATGCAGAAAATCTATCAGTCCGACTCCGCTACTGGGGTATTGGTACAAATTGCCTGCGGATGCTTTCAGCAGAAATACTTCATTCTGGCGCATGGCGGCTTTGATTTGCACATCCGACTCATTCCCACTGAACAAGGCTAAATACCCGTCTCTGATTATCAGGTTAAAATAGCAGTTTTCATTCAGCACTCGGAATCCGGACAAACGGATTTCCACCTTTTCTCCCTTTCCGTTCTCTCGGAACACGGGAAACCATATCCGGTTATCCGTCTGGTTTATCAGATATTCCGTTTCTCCATTGGCATTATCCAGCCGGAAACACACTTGCAATTCTTTAAAATCTGGAATATAAGGAATATATACCCGGATATCGTTTGTATCCTTATATCTCGCTTTGAATCCCGCCGGAACAACAATTACCGCATATCGGTAGCGGTCATTGTCCGCACCGGTAACGGCATCCAGCAGGGTAAATTCATAAAGGGTTTTGTTTGTCAGGTTGTCGGTCGTATACAGTTCTCCGTGTATCGGGTCAACGGCAATGTCTTGTCTGGGCATAGTAGATATAAAATTAGTAGTTAACAAAAAGCCCCGGAAACTCTTTCTTCAGAGTGCCGGGGCTCATTCACTCTATTAAAGATTAGAGTGTAACAAACTCAATTGTTTTGTGGCTTTTATTCATTAATTGCATCATAGATTTTTTCAATGCACTGCCACATATCGTCCTGAAGTTCCTGGTCGGACAGCTTCTCGCACGACTCTTTCAGGTAGGTAAGTTCGTCCGCACTAAACTCAATACTCAAAGGAGTGTCTTTAGTGATGTCCCATTCGATACGTTTGGTTTCTGCATTCTCAGTAAGTCCTACTACCTGGCGTTCATTCTCGGAAATCTCTATCTTACGGAGAATTTCTTTTTTCAAGTTGAATTGCTTGAAATTACCTTTAGGGGAAAGAAAAGTTGGGATGTAAAGTCGATCTTTTATTTGTAGTTCCATATTATAGTTTATACAAGAATAGGAGTAAAAAAACGAATAAGGTTAAATTTTATTTCGTCCATAAACAATAAAATCAAATGGGGCGTTGTCTGCACCTCCTGAACTTCCAACGTTCTGTATAACGAAGTATGTACTGGTTCTTTCCAACAAGCGGTATGAACCATAATATGCTTGTGTACTAATTGTTTGTGCAAAAACTGTATATTCAGAGTGTCCTAAATTATGGTTGAATTTATATTTGGAGCCTCCAAGGTGTGTGCTGGACGTAATGCTTACCCCGTCGCCGAATATCTTTTTGTAAGAAGAATTTTGTCCAGCATTATATTTACTTCCTATGTAAAGTACACCAGGAGCATTCCATGTTTCTCCACTTCTTTGACCAAAAGTGTGGCTACCATAGCTTTTAATGGCTCCCGCTCCACCAACGTTGTTGATAATATATAATCCTGTAGCTCCGGACGCATACGTAGAAATACTAAGTCCTGTACGATTTGAGACATCTGTTCTGATACCTAGCAAGGGTGATGAGGTGCTTTCGTTAATTCTAACAAAAGATTGTCCGGCAAGGTTATTTAATATGATACTTGCTGTAGATGTACTATTTACAAGAGAATTCCCTGATATATTAAATCCTGCGATCCTTCCTGCTGTTGCTGTGATGGTTCCAGTCATTGTTATATTTCCTGAAGTTGTCCAAGAAATATTTTTATTAGCAAACCATCCATCCCCATCCGCGCCGAAGTGTATTTTGCCTAGTCCAAAATCAGCAGAACCATCTCTATTCAGTGCCCAGAAATCTTTATTATCAGAAGTTCTAGCATTGCAAATATATCCAGTGTTATGAATTTCTACATAATGTTTAATACCATTACCATTATCATTATCATAAGCTAGGAGTTTCCATCCTAGAATTTCAAATCCACCAATTTTTCCTTTTTCAAAGGTACATGTTAGCCCATTGACAGCTTCTGCTGTAACTATATTTGCACGTAAACTGTTTGTATTAATCTCATTAGCTGTAATTGTTCCAGTTGCAATACAACTTGCTGTAATTGTTTTAGTTGCTATTTCATTGGCCGTGATTGTTCCGGCCTTAATTTCAACAGAAGTTATTGTTCTTCCAGCTATTTCATTGGCAGTAATAGTTCCAACGGCAATTTTTGCAGCAGTAATTGCTCTTGCTGAAATTTTATCAGCAGAAATAGCATTAGATGCAATTTCTGTAGAAGAAATTGCTCCTGCGATGATGCGGTCGGCAGTGATTGTCCTAGCCACTATTTTATTTCCATTCAGTGAATTAGCCGCAATTCTATCCGCATTAATCACTCCGGCTGTAATCTGATTGGCATTTATGGAACTTGTATAGATTCCCTCACTATCAATTGTTGTAGTATATTTTTCAGTGCTAGTAATGTCAAAAACTGTCGCATAAGCCACCCGCCATTCTATAGGAGAACTCGTGGTTCCTGTATTTCCTGTCAGTGCAAAAAAGTTAGTGCTGGAAAAATTAGAAGTTCCACATACTACTTTACATACATACTCGCACCAATCTCCCGTTCCCGCCGTGGGTGTAAGCCACTTCTGTTGCCCGCCCGTTCCAATACTATTAGAATGATAATTGATATTTCTGCCTACTGGTATTTTGGCAATAATTCGGGTTATTAAAATTTTCCGGAAAGAGGTTGTTGTGCTAAAATGGAAACCACCACAGTCTGGAGATGCTGCACCTGTATTTTTAATCAATAATACGTATTTACTATCATTAGGTGCATTATTATCATTTACTCTTGTAATAGAAACTGTGCCATTTCCTGAGTTATTATAAACGTTAGTATTATTGTTCCCTTTATAAAAAGTTGGGTCACGATATAGCATTTTTCCATATGCCATTGCACTTGCAAGCTCTTTGGCCGAATTTGTTTTATTGGTTGCATCTGTTGCAGCGGAACTGATCGCTTCATTTTTTTTAGTATCAGCATAACTTTTTGCTGAATTAAGTGCGTTGGTTGCTGCATTCGTCCAATTCAGAGATACTGCCGAGGAAAACGTTACCGCTCCGGCTGTATTCCATGCAATTGCGCCGCTAGCCAACTGTCCGGAACCGTCATTTCGAAGTATCCATTTCGTGCTATTGCTGATTGTGCCGTCACTGCTCAAATAAACGTTCCCTTTGTAAATTTGTGAGGTATTGATCGTCCATCCGCCTATCGTACCCCTCACGAACGTACAGGTTAGACCGTTCACTACTCCTGCTGTAACGACACTTGCCTGTATATTCGAAACATTGATTTCCGTAGCCGTAATAGTTCCGGCAGTTATCTTTGCTGCGGTTATGGTTTTTGAAGCTATTTCATTAGCAGTTATAGTACCGGTAATAATGCGGTCAGCAGAAATGGTACGTGCTACAATTTTATTGCCATTGATTGAATTTGCAGCAATGCGGTCTGTGCTCAGTGTTCCAGCTTTAATGCTCCCGGCATCGATACTGACTGCATTGATTTGAGCAGCCGTCAACGTACCTGTATAAATACCTGTACCTGATATCTGTGTCAGCTTTGGATATGAAGAGCCTCCTAGAGCAACAGTGATAGAGTTGATAGGAACTGTCCAGTTCAAGACGACTGATGGACCAAAAGACACACTTCCACTTGCGTCCCACGATATGTTGCCACCTGCCACTGCTCCTGCTCCAGTACCGTCCAGTCGCCATTTAAAACCACGAATGCCGTTATTCCCAATAGTTACCGCTCCTGAAGCGGAAGTGTAAGTTCCGACAGTGTTGTTCTTTGCCCCCCGATACATGGAATCGGTATCAATATTCCAGCCACCAATTTTCCCTTTTACAACGTTTAAGGTCAAAGCTTCTATATTATTCGCTGTAATCAGAGACGCTTTCAATGATTCTACATCGATCAATGCAGTATTGATTGTCCCAGCTGTAATTTGATCTGCATTTAGTTGGAGTGTATTAACCACATTTGAAGATAGTGTCCCTGTAAAAATACCGGATTCATCTATATATGTTGCTCCAATCCAGTTAAGAGAAACTTGTGAACCAAAAAGTATTTTACCGGAATTTGAGTCATACTTAATATATTCTTCTCCATCTCCCAATTGAACATTTCCGGATGAGTCCAAAAACCATTTATAACCTCTAATGCCATGGTTTCCTATTGTGACAGCTTCCTTTGAAGAAGTGAAACATTTCGGGGTATTATTTTTTATGCCTGTGTAGATGGAGTCCATATCAATGCTCCATCCTCCAATGAATCCACTGTTATTGTCAATGCAAAATGTTTTGTATCCATTTTTATATCCAGAAATCCCATTTATTGTCGTTGTGACTATTGCTCCATTAAGATTCTTCGTTTTTAAGTCAAAGTGTCCAATAGCTACGCCACTGACTGTTTCATCCTCGTTTTGAATTCCAGAGAATATTTTGGGAGTAATAACTGAGTCTCCATTGATCTGAGTTTTGTTTTTATTCCAATCAACAATCCAGTCAAGTGTTTCAGATTCGTTTCCCGATACTCCGGTCATCGCCTTTGACCAGGCAAAAGAAATTTTGAATTCTATATCGTCAACAATTATTGGTATTTCGATACTACCGCTATCTGCCAATGAATCTGTATATTCTGAAACACTGAATGTTATTGTTTTTAGTGTTTCATTCTTTGTGAGAGTCATTCCATCAACGTCTGGCAAATCACCAATATTGAATTCAACATTTTGGTTACCTTTATATGCATATATACGTGTTGTTGCAGATTGGTTAGTGATAATAATACCTAGCGAGTTCGCCTTATACAGATAATTTGTTAAAGTACTGTTTATGCTATATGCAGAGTCTCCTTTTAAATTTTCCTGGGTTTCTTTATCCAAATTACCCCATTTCAAAATAACGTTTTCCTGAAGTATTACCTCTTTTTCATTCCAAGTAATTGCTCCATTTGATAGATGACCTGAACCATCTTTAAAAATGACAAAAGAATTATTATTTGAGGATATCGAACCATCCGTATTTAACTTTAAAAGTGGGTTTTGTATAGTACCACCAACACCGCCTTGATTAAACCATGCTCCATATTCTTCAGTATAGTTCAACTTTTCATCTGTAGGTTGGTATTGGGTAGGTCTTGTTCCTGCTTCCAATTGCGGTGCTGTAACAAGCAGGTTGTTTGCCTGTCCAGATAAACGGATCGTTAACCTATCCTGCGTAGAGGACTTGATAACAAATGTTATATGATAACGTTTCCATTCTTCTGAGCTGATTTTTATATCCTGAATGGGATGTTCGTTCTGAAAAACAGAAATATCTCCAGCTTCTCCTTTTACCCATAAGGAAAAACAGTATTTCTTTCCGACATGTGCTTCACGCCATTCACAGGATTGGACATTTAGTAGCGTATCTATTCCTATCTGATAAACGTTTCCGATGCCGACAGGGCTAGAAGTAACAATAATATTGCTATCAGAAAACTCACACGCAATACTATTCAGGATAACATTTTTGTGTATTTTTCCGACATAAAATGTAGATGAAAATCCATTTGCATCACCAGCAATCAAGGTCCCGGCAATATTTATGTTTTTACTTGCATATAGGTTTTGAAAGTATGCTCCATATCCCTCCAATATGCCGAAAACCGGATCAATGACTCCTTTTATTTTCCCAACTCGTACTTTGGTTGACTCCTTAAAGGAAGCTAAATCTGCTTGTTGTATGATATTCAAATTGGCAATCTCGCACCAGTCTCCTGGTGTAGATAATTGTGCTGTCAGGTCAATGCAAAAACTGCGCTGATATTGAGCTGGGTAATCAACGGTTATAATGGATAGTTTATATTGCCAGTCGGAATCAATATTAATCAGGTCGCATCCATCTGTTTCTACTCCATTTGTGTAACCGAAACTCAGAGAAACATTTTCCATTGTTTTCGAAGCTCTGATCTTATATGAAATGATTAATTGTGCCGGATGTTCTGGGCATTTTTCTAGTGACTGTTTGAAGCCTAGAATATTATTATCACTTGGTATCTGGTTTCGTGTAATTTTAAATATTCGACTTGCTTCAGCATCGGAAGTACGATATTCGGTTTTAAGGAAAGTCGCTCCTATGCAGGTATATTTATTTATATCGACCACATCAGCCTCGCCACCTCCCATATACGGATAGCAGAGAGACTGTTCAACAGCTATTCCATCAATAACATCCAAATACGGAGCTTCTGAATCCGAAGCAGTCAGATACAGTGCTCCGCTCCGATTATCATCAAACAGATTGGTGATCCTGACAAAATCCAATAATTCCCCGTTTTTAGGTGCACTTCCTTCGATTAATGCTCCAACGAAATAAGGAGTTTCATTTTCACCGATTACATCTACTCCAATATCTGTTACGATCATGAGTGAATAAATTAGAGTGGGATTATCAAAGTATTGCCGTCGGACAACATCGCCTATGTTTAAGCCTTGTTTCTTTTTAGAAGTTGGATCAAGTAAGATTTTAAATTTCTGATAGTTAAAGGTTGCCATTTATTAAGTGATTTTACAATTGTAATACGGTGTCACCTTGGCAGGAATCGCTTACCCATAGTGAGCCATTTGTAACAGAATTTTTTTGTACTTCCAATTCATATACCCTTATTTTCTTTCGGATAATAATCTCATCGAAGGTGGCTACAACATGACCGGTTGTTTGGTTATGAATAACTCCCCAACCAGAACCGGCCAAACCGGATGAAAATCTTTCTGAACTGATATTATCAAGGAAGTAAGCGTTTCCTGTATGTTTTAGGCCATCAATGCCAGATGATAAATATATTTCATTACTAAAGAATAGCTTCCCGTTGGATAAACGGGTGTATGACCCATCAATGCCAATATGTCCTTTGGTCTCAACGGGTTTATCGTAACACACAAAATCTGCATTCGTACTGATATGCAGAGTGTCCGAATACCGATTCAAAGGCATGTAAAGACTGCTTGATGCTTGGTAATGGAATTGGGTATGATAGGTCACAAACTCCTGTGATGGAGGGTCAGATATAATATGTTTTACACGGGATGAAAATACAACTCCATCAGTATCTCCGGATAGATAAGCCCCATACTGATTAACAAATCGTAATTTCTGATGGATAATCATTCCTTCATCTGAACTGTTTACTCTGTAGCTGGAGAGTAACGTATTTCCATAATTGTGCCTTACCGTCAGTGAATCCGGGAAATAAGCCCCGCCATATTTCGTTATCAGCAGATTATCCCCATCCACATCGGTAATCCCCGCCAGCAAACGAATCTTATTTGTATGCTCACTTCCCACAAGCAAATCACCACCAATAGCTCCCACCTGAATATCTTTTTCATTGGAACGCACAAACACCGGAATACCGTCTATCCGCATCCCATACCCGGTATTGAATGAAAGGAACCCGTTAATATCAATATTATCCCGGCTGATGGATAAAAGGCTTTTTCCGTCATTACCCAAAGAAATACCATGCTCCGCAACCAACCTGCCTGACATCGTTGTAACGCCTGCCACATTCAGATTACCGACCACATGTCCGTCCTGCATCTTCCAGTCCACAGTAGCCAAGTTGGCATTCCCATGATGATAAACCGGATTGCTTTTTATCAGCACGCCGGAAGCGGAAACAGAAACCCCGTTATCTTCACTTTCCCCGACAATAATCTTCCCCCTGGAACAAATAGTCGCTCTCCCCATGTCGATACTCGCTCCATCAATCATCACCCGGTCATTCACCTTGTCGTACCGTATAACCTGCTTGTCATCCAGATAAAAGCTGTCACCGTCTGCACGAAGTTCTCCGGAGAACTTAACCCCGGTTGCATTCCCTACATTATATATATGTAGCACTCTGTTATTACCAATTCCTGCTTCAAACCCGTTGTTGGCACGAAGTATTCCCGTCATGTCGCCACCGGTCTTTTTCATGTAGTCGATTAGTACACCTCCTCCGCTTTGACCACCACCTTCTTCGCCTGCAACACTGCCTGATATGGCGCTGGCAAAATTGTAAGCGGTGTTATGCAGACGGATAGAGGTTAAGTCACCTTCTGTAACTGTTCCTGCATCTTGTGAATTGAAAAAATTATGATAAAGTTGTGTGTAAATAGAGTAACAGAGACTTTCGGGGTCTAAGTTTCCAATGTCAGGTAATATGGTTATGCTCATTTGGTATAAGTAGTTTTACTGAGAAAGGTTTTTATTTTGGATGTAAGGCTTGTGAAATTGGGGATGTTAATAGCAGGCATTGTTCCCATTAATGTAGGTGTCGTGATTTTACTGCATTCTGTTAGAAATTCCAGCATAAGTTGGGCTAATTGGTTGCCAAGCACCAAAGGTTCTGTTGCATCCTCACTGCCAAAAGTGATTTTTTTATCAGATACAATAACACTTGTTCCATTTACATTTTGTTCAACTTTTTCAGCTGTTTGATTTATATTAGAATTGTCAACATTTTGTGTGATCTTTTCTGGCTCAATATCTATGCTTGCCTTTTTCCCTTTTTTATCTTTAGCATAGGTGATGACAGTATTTGCAGTGTATTGAGTTGAAGTTTCATTTCCTGTATGTTCTAACTTATCGTAGTCTGGAGCATTTTCATCTTCAGGATTTAAATCATCAGTTTCTGTAACTCCAATATTAACAGCCGTGTGGGAATTAATTTGAATAACATTAGCATGGGAAAAATTCATTACATAGGAATTACGGGTAGCCGCATCTATAATAATCGTTACATCTGAAAATAGGGTGGGGACGATCAAAAATCCTCCATTATTATCTTTAGCACCACTAAGTAGTACTCCTTTATGTGTAATAGACTCTGAACTGGCTGTTTCGTCTGGATATTCTCGCACATCGATTGTTCCGGCATAAAACTTAAATTCTTCATCTTCTGGATTTTCATGGATTTTACATACATACCCATGCACCATGCGGGCTGTTCCGATTCCTCCTATCCCGCCAGGTGACATATCAATTCGTTCAAGGCTTCTGCCTAGGGCAATTTTACGGATGGCTTCTCCGATAATTCTTTGATTATTGATATTATTGCTATAATTTTTTTCCATAGGTGTTTTTCCCTCCTTTGATTTTGTATGGCAGTGTTATTTTTTGTCTGTATCCTCCAGTTCCATAGGTTGTTGTAACTTCATCTACTAAATACACTCCATTTTTAGCACTATTGCGGTTGTCAACCAGTTCAACCTGTACCGCTGTGTTCAAGGCAAAGTCACCAAACAAGGTGAGATTTCCGGTTATACCATTTAAATTAAAATTACGGAAATACTCTTTTGTTTCTTCAACGAGTTTATCTGAGTTAATGCGTAAGTTTGGACTCATGTAAGGCACGATGGTATAGGTACTGAGATCTACTTTAGTTTTAGTTTTAGCTCCTTGCGCAGTGGTATTTCCTGTTACTTTGTATGTCTTTTTACTTATTTGGGTGGCATTTACTACTTGAAATTCCTTACTCCCTTCTTTTGCTGGATCGAAATCTGGATTAAGTCGAACGGTTACTTCGAAAAATTTTTCATTACTGCCCAGGGCTTTCCCGGTAACAGCTAAAAATCGAGGATCGGTTTTGAGTATCTTCAAATTGTTTTGTGCAACATGGTAATCAAAACGTATTTGAAACGGACCTGAAGGATCACCGGGAAATACCGGTTGGCTTTTGGAAGAGGAATAGGGCCTTCCTATGGCAATAGAGGGCATATTGTCTGGAGAGTTTGCATCGTATTTAAGGAAACAGTAAACTTTGTACTTAGCCCATTCCGAAAGTATGTCTGCGACAGTAAAGTTGTCTGTCACTTTTATCTTTCCTATCTGAATGTTAAACTTTTTACTATCAGTATGTATTTTAAAACCTGTACCTTTTAGAATATTATATTTCCCTTCTAATACATCATTAACACTTGTGCCTGAAGCTGGTGTCTCAAAGAATGGTGTTTGTGTCAATTTTAGCTTATAAGCCATATTCTCACATCGTAATTCAAATGATGATTCTGAATTATATGCTGTTATATATCCGTCATAAAGATTTTTCAGTTCTCCGTCGTACCCTAGTTTGATATTAATGCGCTGACCAATTTTAAAAGTTCTGTCGTTTACTGCCGATTGGGTAGCTCTCTTTTCAATAATAACCCCGTCTTGCATAACTTCAGAGGTCACTTTTGAGGCGTCTTTACCTTCCAATGTACTATTACCTACAAGAAAACTTCGATATACTGTACCTTTGGGAAATCTTACTATCGCTTTTCCAATCAAAGTTTTGTAGGATTCATTAATTTCAATATTCTCAACTTCAGTCAAAACGAAAGGGTTGTTTATTTTCATTGGATACTTGGGGTCAGCATCACCGGTAGTAATGCGACAACAGAGTATATTAAGAGTACTTATATCCATAGTTTGGAGATTTTAAGGAGTGAGGCTGGGTCTATAACTTCAGTTCCGAACTTGACTAACTGAATCCATTTGTTAGTATCACTTATTGATTTATCAATCTCTTCCTCCCTGGCAATCTTAACTTCCACAGCTTCGCTAGGCTCAACAGCAATACATGATAAGGAATAGGGCTGTACATTCCGACAATCTGAAGGAGAAAGAGAGTAACTTTGAATAATTATTTGCTTAACTTTGAATTGTTTCAGTATGGTGCTGTCACAGTCTATCACACCTTTGAACTGCATTAATTTGAGAAATTTACTCACTTCTGTATCTGGGTATATATCAGGATATTTGGATGTTATTTTACCAGAGATAGAAATTTCCACATCACCTCCTGATATAAACTCTTTTCTAGTATAATCTCGTCCCGGGACTGTTGTTAGTATGATATTATTCTTACTTGATATCTGAATTTGTGGCTGAAGGTCAACAAACTTGACTATGCCGTATTGTTCTCCATGTAAAATTTTATTAGCGTTGGCATCATAATAGGAGCTTTCTTTAGAAATACTAAGTTCCAAATAATCTTTTACCAGATTACCGACAATTGTATCTGAATAATTCTTTTTTTCTGCAATAGCTTGTTGTTCCTGTATAAGCTGGTAATAATGACCGTTCTTATTAGCAATGCTTGTTTGTGATTTGGTTTTAAGATATTTGTCTCGTTCTACCTGTTCCCAATATTTAAGAAAACGAGGATAAGAGCGTAATGTGCCATAGGTGAGCTGGCTGGCAGTTTGGATAGCGGCCCTTTTTAATATCTGTTTATCTTTACTGAAATAGTGAACCTGTCCGTCTTGTAGTTCCGCAAGTCCCATTCCAAGACTTTGTCGAGAGAGGTTACTTACATAATGGCCTGCTGTACCATGGTTGATAATACCACCGCTTAATAGGTTTGATACCCCTAGATTTAATAGTCTACTCATATTAACTTCATTAAAGGTTAAGAATTCCACGTTGCGTCGAAATCATGTACAACGTCAATTAAGGCTTCTGCCAATTGTTCTTTTAGGTTTTGTATTTCTGCTAGTTGTCCGTCTGGAGATTTAAGCAGATCGATAGTTTTTACACTTAAAAGATTAGAGATATTTACTATGACCTGTTTGGGAGCAGCTGAAGATAGTTTTCCCGTACCGGAATAGTTACCCCCAGCCATTCCATCGTCCCCTCCATTTGTGATGGCATTAGCATTATACGGCTCCGCATCATTATAATCCGGATTGTTAGAATATAGAGCGGGTGTGAAACCTGCTCCTTGCATAATATTTTCTGCTATTTGTCCAGAACCACCCCATATTTTCCGTAAGGCACTCGCTTGTTTTACCAATAAATCATGCACTGTCTGTTTTCCGGCTAGTAGTTCTTCCCGTTCTTTATCTGATGCATTTTTTCCAAGTTTTTTTTGTGTCCATACTCCATCTATCAATGAATAACCATTCTTTTTGAGTATTGAAAAATCAAAGCCGCCAGCTTCTAACGTTTTTATAGCACTGTCCTGAGATTCAATTGCTTTTAAATAGGCATTTGCTGCAACTGTAATATGGTGAGTTGTCTCATTATTTTGAAAATTGGCATAATCTATGGTTTGCCGTGCTTGCATGGCTGTGATTTTATCAATGCCATTTTTGTAATGAATTTTACCATTACGTTCTGTCCATAGAGATTTGTCAAGATTTTCATCATTAAATTTGAATTTAGAATCTATATTTTTAATATAAGCACGTACTTCTATTGCTGACTTTAATTTACCTAAATCGGCATATGCAGAATTAATCTTTGCTTGACTATCTTGTTCTGCAATACTTTTTATAGCAGCCCGTGTATCATCCTGATAGGCATCAAATGTAGTGTATAACGGCATTTTTTGTGTTATACTGGCTGCAAATGTAGAAAGATAGGCAGTCCACCAGTTTCCGGTAAAAAGACCAATTTTTTGCCCTGATGCTTCTTCTATTGTTTTACTACCAGTAACATCGTCAACGGCTTGCTTGGTATTTATAGCTTGGGTGTATGTCTCTTTTAGTGATTCATGTAAAGCCTCAATAGATGGATAGCGGTATTTTTTGTTCGCATTTGTCTCTTCCAACACTGCGTCTTTGGCCTCTTTAATTTTCCAAGTTTTGTATGCAACCCATCCTAATGCTCCAATAAGCGTAGCTATACCCGCAGTTGCAGCAATAGCCCCAGTACCTAGTGCCCCGACGGATGCAGCTGCTCCGCTAAGTCCTGACCCGGTTGCAACTTGCGAAGAAAATATATTAGCAAAAGCACTACGGGCGGTAATCGATGAGGCAGAGTTGCCTATACCTAGTGCTTGGGATATTGAACCTTTGCCGGAAATACCAATAGAAGCCAGGGCTTTTACGAGAGTTCTTTTATTTGCGAATGACAGTCCTTTCCCTGAAGCTATTTTGTTAACACCTCCAATACCGGTTAGTCCATTTAGTAACTGAAGGCTGGAAGAAGCAATGGATTGTTTGCCAATAAATCCTAGGGCTACACCAACATTAGTCAGAGCACCTGCAAGTTTGAATAAACGGGTTGCAACTAATCCTGTGAAGGCCAAAGGTTCTATCCAGCTAAAATTTCTAGCCATCCAAGTCCCTATGTTTCCCATAATAGTAAATATATCAAGTAATGTAGAACCAATACTTGCTAATCCTCTAGCCAAATCTGGAGCTTTAAATTTTTCCAGGAAGGATTTCATGTTACTTTTTAAAACAGGTTCGACAAGTTCATACCCTTGCATAAAAGATTCTGTGAGTTGGGATGTTACCTGAGCCCATAATCCTTTTGTCGTATTTTGTTTAACAAGGGCTAATTCGTCAGAGATACCATGTGATGCCGCATTGTCTGTTGTGAGGCGACGTAGAAGATCATAATTTTCAATGAACATCATAGCTGCATTACCTGCAATTTTCCCAAAGATTGTCTGCATATCTGCAGTTGTTGCGCCTTTTTTCTTAAGATCTTCAAATATATCGGCAAGAGGACGTAATTTTTCCACTTGCTTTCCATATATATCCGCATATTGAGTGAATTTTACGCCTAATCTATTAAGAGTATTTTGAGCTTCAGCGGTCGGTTTGGCAAAACGGGTTGCCATTGCTCTCAATGCAGTACCTGCCATTGTTCCTTTTATCCCCATATTACCTAATACACCTATGCCGGCGGCACTCTCCGTAAAATCTACTCCAGATATTTTCAGGTATCCTCCTGCCATTTTATATGCTTCGGCCATGTCTAAGACATTGACATTTGATCGAGATACGGTTGAAGATAAAATGTCGGCAACAGACCCCATTGAAGTGTTTTTTATGTTATACCCGCTCATTATGTTCGTCGTAAGATCTGCGATCTGAGCAACATCATTATCACCAATAAGGGCTAGATTTGTAATTGGGCGCATTGATGCATTAATAGTTTCGATATCCATCCCGGCCATTGCTAGATATTTTGTTGCACCGGCAATCTCAACGGCTGTGAATTTTGTATCAATACCAATTTGACGTACGTTTTGCGCCATATTCTGAAATCGTACTTCAAATGTAGACAAATCATTATCGGCAACTTTTAGTATACTATGTGCCGATTCCATGATATTGTTATAGTCAATAGCTCCTCCAAGCTCAGATTTGATGAAGCTGTACGCCATATAAGCGTTGAGCATTGATCCTACGAATGGGAGTGCATGAACTGAAGGAGCTTTAGAGTACTGAATACGATTGATTGCAGCTCGTCGTTTATTCCCATATAATGTATTCTCTATGTTTATCTTCCGCTGCATATTGCGCACACCTTGCATGGCGCTGCGTTCTTCATTGGCCTGAGTTTTCTTTTGAATATTTTCTTGTTCTTTACGCTTTTGCGCCAGTTCACGTTCAATGCGTTTGGCCGTCTCTTTCTCTATACGTATCTGATTAGCTAGAGATTTCTTTTGTATAGCCTCCTGTTCTTTCCGTGCTTTTTCTAAACGTTTAGTATTGGCGATCTCCTCTCTTTCAAGCTTTCGATTGCTACGTTCTTCGGCTGCATAAGCTGATTTTTGTTCATAGAGCTTTTGAGCTGTATAAAGTTTTTCCTGTAATAGTTTGTTCGCTTTATTAGATAAAGTGACAGGAGATTCCGGATTAAACGCAAATGGCACAACTGCTCCTTTTGCACTAATCCCAGAAATGGCAGACATATTCAATTTGAAGTTGACTTCTCCTTTTATCTGACGTAAAATAGAGAGGACTTCAACTAATCGACCTTTGGCTACATCTGTTTTGATATTTAATTCATGTCCTTTTTCTAAAGATACAAGTGCCGCGTTAACCTTTCCTACCGATCGAGTAATCATCTGCTGAACACCTATGAAAGTATTAAGTGCATTCTTTGTTGTTTTGCGGTACTCTTCACGCTGTTGTTCTTGTGATTTCTTATCAACAAAAGCTTTTGTTTGCAATTTTATGCTTCGGCTATCTATTTTTTGTCCGGCATTTATGACTAGGCTAATATCCTTAGTCATTTCTTTAATATCAGAAATAAGATTTTTTACCCTGCCAAGTTTCTCTTCGGTTTCATTCGTTTTTATATTAAGGCTAAATGAATAGTCACGTTTTTTTCCGGATTTTGTCCTGAAAGTCGCATCTATTTCATTCATCATTTTTTGTATGTTTGAAATCGCAGGGCTAAGACTGACTTTTGCACTTACTAACTTACCTACTGCATTTGCAAACTGCATAACTTGTTTTGTTCCTTCAGTTGCTTCGACGTCGATTGTATAGTTTACCTGATAGTTTTTTTCTTGGGACATATTGGGTCAAGGTTTCTTTTTATAAAGAATAGCTGATTAATGTGAGTGGTGATTAAATGAGGAAGGCCCCTGTAAGCGAGGATGCTTAACAGGGGCCGGAAACAAACAAGAATGAAATTCTCAAAGAAAGGATTGTGCGGTTTTGGTGATTAACATTTGCTGATGTAGCCATAAGGCTTCTTCTGATAACATTGCGAATTCCTCGTCTGTAATAGAATTAAGGTTAACACCTGGGAAGTAGTGTCGTATGTAGGTTAATCGTTGTCGTATTCGTTGGTTGTCTTCTACTACCCAGGAATTTATAAACCCACAAGTGTACTTTGTCGGGTTGTAATGATTTCGGAGAGTTGCCCCATCAGACCGAAGAGAAAAAGAGAGTCATCATCAATAAGTTCCTTGTCTCCGTCAACGTAACAGTCTTTCGCTAAGGTTCTCATGGCACTTACTTCATCGCGTTTAGAAGCGGTCATGAATTTAGAAAACTGAGGGAAGGTTGGTTCTCTCATATATGTAACATAGAACTCTTTCTCCCCAATAGTAGCGTCACCAAAGACAACCATAGGGTAAATTTTTCGAAGTTTGTTTTCTGTTTTAAGGGCTTGTGCCTTTTCTTTGATTTCAGCTTCTTGTTGGAGGCTGAGTGTTTTTTCTTCCATATTCTGTTCTTTTTTGTAAAAGAATAGTGCATTAAATGTAAAATAGGTTATAAACATTTTTTTAATGAATGTGCTTTTTATAAGATTGGAATTCTATAAAGGATAAGTTCGGTTTATGTAATCTTATATGTGTTTAAAATATTCAACAAATGTTTACAAACAATAATGTTGTCGCCTTTTGTTTTTTATGGCTTCTCTGCATGAGTACAATGTATTGATTATGTATTATATTTGTATCGTTTTCCTTAATTATTTAAGTTATGGCTGAAGGTGATGCTAATTTAGACTCTAAACAAAAAGAAAATTCTGTCAAAGCTCCAGGTTGGATTTATTGGGGAATTGGTCTATCTCTGTTATTTTCGATAATAGCTCTTGTTTGTACATTTGTACAAGTTCGAGTTGAAATAACTCATGAAACATATGTGGGGACTATGATAACTATACTTGGGATTATAGTCGCTATAGTTTTGGGGTATCAAATCGTTAATTATATAGGATTTGAAAAGAAGATAATTGAAACAGTTGATAATAAGCAAAATACTTTAGAAACTAAAGTTTATGAAAAGATTGATAATAAACTGATTTCTCTAGAAAGTGATTTAGTGCAGCTGAAACTCCAAATGAGACTTGAAATAATGATACCAATGTTGAGAAATAGTTTAATAGTCCGCGATTGGGAACTATCCTTTAATTACATTCTACCAATAGTCAATGACGTTGTGAGTCTCGGAGATGATAAAAAAGCTCGATTTATAGTTGATTTATTATTTGATTTTATGCAACAAAACGATATAGATTATGTAAATGTAACAGAAAAAACTTTGACGGAATTGATAGAAATTCTACCAAAACTAAAAGATATAGTTTATGATAAAGATCAAATGTTTAAGGATTCATTTGACTTTATTTTTAGTTCATTTATTAAGGAAGTTAATAAATATGGAAAAACGAAAACAGGAATGGGTAACTGAAGGTGATGATATTTCGGTTGACAGAATAGATTCTTTATTGTACAGGAATAAAAGAGTAGAACAATTTCTTAAAGATGATAGTGCACGAATTGTTGTTGCAGGGAAAGGAGTAGGGAAAACTGTTTTATTGAAAATGAAGAGGAAGGATTTAGAGGAAAGATATAATTCTTCTGTTCTATTTATACCATCTCCTGATCCATACTTAGATTTTGTACAAGCACAATTATCTTTTTTGAGCAAGAATCAAATGGAATTTTTACAAGATCGGCGCAAAGTAAAATTGTTTTGGCAATTTTCTTTAATGTTGTCAATTATGTCTTATTGGAGTTTAAATAATGGAGAAATAGATTTTAAATATTACAATAACATACCTTCTTGGATTATTGATTTAGTTAATTCAGAAATTAAAAAGAATCCTTGTGATATTTTTACAGAACTTGTGTCAGATTCTAATATATCGAAAAAGTTTGAAGAGATAAAAGGGGCTTATGTCTCTCTGGGGCAGGCTTTCACGGGGAATATAACTTCAGGAGTATATGTTTTTATTGATCGTTTAGATCAAGCTATTACGGAAACACAACGTCAGTTTTGGATAGAACTTCAATTGGGCTTATTAGAAGCTGCCTGGGAGTTTGGTAGAAGAAAACATATAAAAGTTTTTTGTTCTATTAGACAAGAAGCATATTCTAATTATGAATCTGCTGATCGAAATGCTACAAGTGGTAATGTTACTGTTATAGAGTACTCTGATGAGGATCTTGCTGTGATGATGGATCAATCTTCAGATTTCTATGAAGGAAAAGAGCTTTCAGAAGCATTAGGGAAAAGTAAATTTCGACATCCAAAGACTGGTATATATGAGAATGTAGATAGTTATATAATAAGGCATACCATGCGTAGACCAAGAGATTTTGTGTCTATAATTAAGCAGCTTGACAGGAAAGGTCAGTTTGATACAAATAAATTCAGAGCAACTGTTATCGTGTGGCTTCTAAAGATATAGCTCGGAATTTATTTGAAGAAAATAATGTTTTTTTGAATTGTATAAAAGAAAGGTCGGATAGAGAGCACTTTTTGTCATTGATACCTCATAACGTATTAAATCGTGAATTGTTATTGGATGTTTGTTGTAGTTTTAATGGAAATGGGATGAATTGTTCAAAGAGTGGTTGTCATTATACTGAAACATGTAAACATCCTTTTTCAGAATTATTTAATCTAGGTCTTTTAGGTTACATAGATAAAGATGATGTTCAAAGAAAAAAGAAAAGTAAGCAAACTTTTAATAAATTAGAAAATATAACAGTCTCTGATAAAAATTTGATACCAGAAAATAGCTCTTATTATTTGATTCATCCATGTCTTAATGATTATATCAAATCTTAAGACCTAGTCAATATATGGCTGAGAAATCTTATATCATACCATTTATAACAATTAAACCGGATGGTGAATGGAGTAAGGATGATGTTCAAGCATTTAAACTATTTAAAATGTTAGAATCAGAATTTAGTCCAGAATTTAGAGATCAAGTATATGAAGATCTACAACAATGTTCTGTTAAAGAACGTAAAGTGCGAGTTTTGACAAAATATAATGAATTAACAGAAAAACGAAGTAAAAAAGTTAATCAAACTGTTTTGGGAAGAGTTATTCAAAAGAGAAGCTCCCCGGTTGAAAGATTCGACGAAATAATGGAGAAAAACAATAATAAAAAATAATTTATTCAGATAATAGTATTAGTATCAAGTTTCTACTAGAACAACCGGACATAACCAATGCAAAAGGGCGATTAGATCTCGCTTTGTTTTCATTGATGTACGAATGGCTGGATGAGTTTAGGAAATTGTAGGTCTTACTCCGTCAAGGGACCATTTCGGAAAATCTACAACATTGAAAATTATAGGGAAAGGGAACAAAACCCGTATAGTCCCAATATTTGAACAAGGTGCAAAATTATTGCGTCAGTATATGAATGAAACAGGACTATTGAACGATTGGGCGAATGAAAAAACGCTTTTCTATAACGGTCAAGGAGGTGAGTTATCCCGGAAAACTATTGCTGTGGTTATCAAAAATATGCACTTAAAGCGTAAGCCCCCGATAAATTCCCCATTGTCTAGTTTCTATTTTCACTTGATCTTTGCATAAAAAAAGATTATGCGAAAAATGAGCAAAGAAGAATTTTTAGAAATTCTCTCTCGTCAACAGCGTAGCGGTTTGACGATAAAAGACTTCTGTACCAAAGAAGCCTATACAGAATCGGGTTTTTACTATTGGAAAGGAAAGTTAGGTCTCTCAAGAGCTTAGCATGTTGGAAGTTCCTCTTCAGAAGAATTCGTGCCTGTCAACTTAACCTCCCCACTAAGCTCAAACCAAGCTTATGACAGAGCGGCTATGGAATCCGGGGAAATCCGAATTGAGTTTCCGAGTGGGATAATAGCCCGCTTTAGTGGTATGGCCGAATCCCATGCGGCTATGCGGTTACTCACTCAAATTTGCGGTCACCATGCTTTGCCTAAATGATACGATGCGGTACTTTCTTTGCTCAGGTAAGACAGATATGCGTAAGGGCATGAACTCATTATGCGGGGTTATTCATGATAAAATGGGCTACGATGTTCGTCTGGTTGACGTATTCATCTTCATAAACCGCCAACGAACCACGATGAAGCTCCTGCACGTGGAAGATGGAGGCCTTGTCCTGTATATAAAAAGGTTAGAGGAAGGGACTTTCCGCTTGCCCGAATATGATCAGAAAAGCAAATCATATTCCATGCTATGGCGTGACCTGATCATGATGGTAGAGGGGATCAATGAAGAACCCGCTAAGAGATTCAAGCGATTGAAAGCGTTACGAAAAAGTGATGTATAGCAATGAAAATCAATAGTGTAATCCTTGTTTTAGTTGGTCGTTTTTAGTATTTTTGTGTTGTTCAAAATCGTTATAAATCATGACTCAGACAGAAACTTTGGAACTTTTTGTAGCTATGCTCTAACAGACTAACACCAGTCAGTCTGAGTCCATCCGGCGGCAAACCCCGCAAAATCAGCAATTACAAAACAGGCTGGATGAGCTGCAGGCTCAGGTAGCGTGGTTGAACCGACAACTTTTTGGCCGTAAGAGTGAAAAGTTATCCTATCTGGATACCAATCAACTATCCCTGTTTGAACAGCTCGCCCAATCGTCAGAACTGGAACCTCTAATGAAATGCAGACTATAAACAGATAATCGCTATAGAAATCTAATAATTCTATAGCGATTATCTTATATGGAGACTTTATCGGGGGCTTACGACACAATTAACATGGTTGATAATTCGTAACGAGAATAGATTCTATATTTATTGAAAAATACGTTAGTAAATAAAAAATACGTACCAATCAGACACAATTCAGCCTTGAACTGACACCCCACAATACTCTGTATCGGATTGTAGAATAGTTGTTCAACAAGCCTAAGACAGATGATTAAAAGAAAGGAGGAATTGTACCTTTCCATCAAAGCTGGGGTACAGACTGCTGATTTCGGCCAGATCAAGGGGCTATAAAAAATGTATCTGCTAAGAAGAAATATTGTTCTACTCATTGGCAGAAATTTAATTCCGTCAACGGGGGGCAATTCTTTAAATTTGATTCAGCTGCCAATTGCTGACTTGACTTCTATATACGTTCCTCTAACTTTTCCAGTATTTTGTTGCATACTTCTCTTTGATATGGAAATCGGCTAAAAAAATTCCTTGCTGCATTTTGTTTTTGTATGTCATCTGAAATTGCATAGTCGTAATATTTGTCAATAAGTTCATTTTGATGTTCATTCTCATAATCGTTTTGCCACTCCTCATTGAGCAGACGAGCACGTTCTTTAGCTTGTTCCTCTGATATGAAATTATATTCAAGAGGCTCATAGCAACTCTTGATGCTATTCCATGCGGAAACCATATACTTGCCATCTAGTTTATCACTTGATTCAGATACGTAGTTTTGCATTTGCTGTGATTGGTTGAAAGATTTAGTCACCATGATCTCACATTTTAATTTAATTGTTAAAATATATCTGACCTCAAAGGTCTTGACAAAGTTAATCAAATTCATCCTATTACGCAAGGCACAGGACAACGGGTATTTTATCGGATGTTTACCTTAAAGCCAAACAGTATGATCCATCTATCATTCCAGAGGGGGCAGTCCCCATTCCATGCCCCCTTCCAAGGCGATGATGTTAAAAGAAGTCGGGCTCAATCTTGTCTATATTCGCAACTCCCTCGGACATTCTTCGATTACCACCAGAGAGATTTATGCTCGAATTGGTACCATATATTAGGATTATTAAAGTTCGTTATATAGCCACAAATGCCTTCTTTTTTTATTATGTAACCCTATACTGTATATAGAAATTAGAAATCAAATGTTTAACAGTCAAGTGTTATATAATATGAAAGGTAACATAAGAGACGGTATGACTATATAGTCATA